TAACAGTAGTTGATAATAGAAGATATACAATGAGAGACATTGGTAAGTTAGAACAAAGAATTAAAAATATAGAATACTATACTCAGTTATCTCTACTAGAACAACAAGCAGTTAATACACAAATACAAGACGCAGCTACAGGTTTAGATAGATTTAAAAATGGTATTGTAGTAGATAGTTTCAAAGGTCATAATGTTGGTGACACTTTATCAAGTGAATACAGATGTTCAGTTGATATGTCAGAAGGTGAGTTAAGACCAGAACATAATACAAACATTGTAAAACTTGTTGAGTTAGCCGCAAATGATACAGACGCAGAAAGAACAACTGCTGGTTATCAAAAAACAGGTGACTTAATAACTTTACCATATACACATTCTAAGTTAACTGAAAATCCTTATGCAACTAAATCAGTTAACTGTAATCCATTCTTAGTATTTCAATATCAAGGTGATGTTGCATTAACACCAGATGTTGATGAATGGTACGATACAACTAGAAGACCTGATTTAATTGTAAACGATAATAACTTATTTGATACAATGACTAATCTTGCAGGAACAAATAACAATTTAGGTACAGTTTGGAATAACTGGCAAACTAACTGGTCTGGTCGTTGGGCAAATACAACTTCAATAGCAAGACGAGAAGGTGGAAATATTAATACAACTACTACTACAGTAGGTGGAGATATTACAACAAGAAGTAGAACAGGTATTACTAGAGAAATTTCAGGTTCAAATGTTGTAAGACAATCTTTTGGTGAAAGAATTGTTGATGTTGCGTTCATACCTTTTATTCGTTCTCAAACAATTACATTCACAGGTACAAGATTAAAACCAAACACAAGAGTTTATCCTTTCTTTGATAATGTAAATGTATCAACACATGTAACACCATCTGGTGGTGTATTAGGTGGTAACTTAGTTACTGGTACGACAGGTACAATTGAAGGAACATTTACAATACCAAATACAGCAAGTGAAAGATTTAGAACAGGTGATAGAATATTCAGATTAACAAGTTCGTCAACAAATGCAACAGATGAGGATTCTGTTGATACTTTTGCTCAAGGTACATATACTGCTCGTGGTTTACAAACAACGACACAAGAAACAGTACAGTCAACTAGAGTACCAATTATTGGTAGACAAACTGTAAGTGAACAAGATACAAGAAGAACAACAGATACTTTTGGTATAACACAAACGTCAGTTAGTGAAAATCCAGATCCATTAGCACAAACATTTAGTGTTGAAGAACCTAGTGGTGTATTCTTATCTAAAGTTGATGTATATTTTGAAGAAAAAGATGATACAGTTCCAATTAAAGTTTATCTAGTAGAAACTATTAATAGTAGACCTGGTCAAAGAATACTTCCTTTCTCAGAGGTTACGCTTCAATCAAGTCAAGTTCTTACAAGTGCAACTGCTTCGACAGCAACTACAGTAACATTCCCATCTCCTGTATTTTTACAAGGTGGTAAAGAATATGCAATCATATTAAAACCTAACAGTCAAAAGTATAAAGCATGGGTAAGTAGATTAGGTGATACAGACGTTGGTGGTACAAGACGAGTAACACAACAACCTTTATTTGGTTCTTTATTCCGTTCTCAAAATGCAAAACTGTGGACAGAAGACCAAATGGAAGATTTAAAAATTACTTTATACAAAGCTGCATTTGATACAACTACAAACGGTACATTGTCACTAACGAATGATGATATTGAAACTAAGACACTTGATAACAATGCTATTGAAACAAATGCTACTGCCGGTTCAGGTACAACATTTGGTGGCAACCCAGCGATAATTAAAATCAATCATCAACATCACGGCATGAATGATAATAAACCAAGTAAGGTTACAATCTCTGGTCTTGGTGGTTCAACTGACTATAATGGTATTCAAGGTAGTGTAATTAATGGTACACATGATATTGCTAATGCAACTGAGGACAGTTATACAATTACATTAACTGGTGATACAGCAACATCAACTGGTAGTGTTGGTGGTTCAACTATAGTTGCAACACAAGATAGAACATTTGAAAGTGTTATGCCTAAAATTGGTATGATGAATTTCCCAGATACTACTACTGAACACAAAATTAAAACTACTTCAGCAACATCAATAGATGGTACAGAAGCGTCATATTCAACTGATAGTGCATTTACAAATATTGTACCAAATGAAAACTTTTACTTTACAAGTGCAAGAGCAGTTGCTAGTTCTATAAACGAAACAACTCACTTATCAAGTACAAAATCTTTATTCTATGATATTGTATTAAATACTTCAAATGCTAATATATCTCCTGTGATTGACTTAGCAAGAACAAATATTTTCTGTACACATAACAGATTAGATAATCCAACTTCTAGTAATAGAACAGGATTTGTTGCAGAAACAGACCCAACTGGTGGTAGTGCGGCTGCTAAATATATTACAAGAGAAATTTCTTTAGAAAACCCAGCAACAGCATTAGATATTAGAATAGCTGCTAGTGTTTTCCCAACATCTTCAATTGAAGTTTTTAGAAAAGTTAAGTTTGAAGGTGATGATAGAGAAATGAAAGATATACCTTATGTACAAATGACACAATCTAATACAGCAGTAAGTGCTGAAGGTAGAAGTCAATCACCATACAATGCAAACTTCAAAGAAGATTTTTCTGACTTTGAGTTTAGTGAAGAAGGTATTAATGAGTTTGCAACATTTAAAATTAAAATAGTTATGAAAGGAACTAACCCAGCATATCCTCCTCGTCTAACAGATATGAGAGCGATTGCTTTAGCAGTATAATATGACATATTTAAAAGTAGAAGGTCATCAACATATTGTAAGAGATACAAGTTCTAATGGTATAATAAATACTGATAAGAATGCTTATCAAATACATGTAAGACGTATTAGAGAAGCAAGACAATCTAGTAATGATTTAAGAAATGCGGTAAGAGATATAAATAATTTAAAACAAGAAATGTCTGAAATAAAAGGACTTTTATTAAAACTGGTAAAATAATATGGCAGCAAGACAAGTAGCAGCAACGGCAACGATAGAACAATTAAGAACAACTTTTAATACTCTATCAGCGACAGACTTTGGAGATATAGACCAACTTAGTTCATCTATAAGTGCAAGTAATCTTGTAGCGGCGATGAACGAGTTAGAGAGTGAAGTATCACCTTTTAATGCTTCATTTGTTGCAACACAAACAGATTTAGGTGCCGCTCCAGCAACTGGTGATAGTATAGTTATTAGAGATACTTCAGCAAGTGCATTAAAAGAAATGACTATTGCTAATTTATTTACTAGTCCAGCAATAGATACAATTACTGCCGGTACATTTACATTAGACGCTTCAGCAGATATTAATATAGACGCTGGTGGCGGAGATATAATTTTAAAAGATGACGGTACTGAATTTGGTAGATTAACAAACAATGCAGGTCAATTATTAATTAAATCAAGTTCAAGTGCTACAACAGCATTATCATTAAATGGTGCCAATGTTACTGTTGCAGGTAACTTAACTGTATCAGGTACTACAACAACTGTGGATTCATCTACTGTTAATTTACAAACTGGATTTATATTTGAAGGTTCAAGTGCTGATAGTTTTGAAACAACATTAACAGCAACTGACCCAACAGCAGATAGAACAATTACTTTACCAAACTTAACAGGTACAGTATCATTAACGAGTGCAACAGAAACTTTAACAAATAAAACTTTAACATCACCAGTTCTTACAACACCTATATTTACAGGTGCAACTGACCAAAGAGGTTCATTTGTATTTGAAGGTAGTACAGCAGACAGTTTTGAAACAACTGTAAGTGTTGTTGACCCAACAGCAGATAGAACAATAAACTTTCCAAATGTTTCTGGTACTGTTTTAACAACAGGTAATTTTTCTGATATTACAACAGTAGGTACATTAACAGGTGCAAGTCCACTTGTATTTGAAGGTAACACAGCAAACAGTTTTGAAACTACAATTGCAGTAACAGACGCTACTGCTGATAGAACAATTACATTACCAGATTTAACTGGTACAGTTTCTTTGATTACAGCAACTGAAACATTAACGAACAAAACACTTACAACTCCAGTAATCGTTGAAGCTACTTCAGGTTCAACTATAACACTTAACGCTACAACTGATATTGTATTAGACGCTGATGGCGGTGATGTGTTCTTTAAAGATGATGGAACAACTTTTGGTAGTGCAACAAACAATTCAGGTAACTTAATTGTTAAATCAGGTACTACAACAGCATTAACATTTAGTGGTGCTAACGTTGCAGGTGCAGGTACATTAAGTGCAACAACAATTACTGCTTCTACTGGACTAGAAACAAAAAATGGTGCTACTGGTGCCGGTTTTGTTAAGTTCTTTGAGGATAGTGATAACGGTTCAAACGCTGTAACACTTTTAGGTCCTGCTTCAACAGGTGATATTGATATTACATTACCAACTCAAGCAGGTACAGTTGTTGTTTCTAATACAACTGATGGTAATGATGTTCAACTAGATAGTTTAGGACTGAATACTGCTGCCTCTGGTACTGCTGGAGAGTTGAGAGCAACAAATGATATAACTGCCTTTTATAGTTCAGATGTATCATTGAAGGAAAATATTGTAGAAATACCATCTGCCTTAGATATGGTAGATAAAATAAGAGGAGTTTTCTTTGATTGGAAAGATGACTATATAGAAAGTAAAGGCGGCGAAGACGGATACTTTATGAGAAAACGTGATGTAGGTTTAATTGCACAAGAAGTTGAGGCAGTTTTACCTGAGATTGTAGGTACTAGACAAGACGGTATTAAAGCAATCAAGTATGACAGATTAACTGCTTTACTATTGCAAGCGATTAAAGAATTGCAAGCGAAAATTAAATAATAACTAACGGAGAATAAATCATGGCTGAGAAAGCAAAAGAACAACCTAAAGATATTAATTTAGATATGGAACACCTTACAGTAAAAGGTAAGATACATGCTGAACAATATAACAATCTTAGAGCACAAAAAATCCAACATCAAGTTGAAATAGAAAAGATAGATGTCCTATTGGCATACTATACTAAAGTTATTCCAACTGAGGTGTTACCTGAAGACCAAAGACCAAAAAAAGAAACTGAAAAGAAAGATAAGTAATTATAAATAGTCCCATAAGGAGAAATTATGGCAGCTATTACTAATCTACTAATTGAACAAGGTGCAAACTTTTCAAGTACAATAACGCTTTTCAATGATGATGACACAGTATTTAACCTAACTGGATACACAGCTGCAGGTCAAATACGAAAGTCATACTCATCAAGTTCAGCGTCAGCTACATTTACAATATCGTTTTCTGCTGATAGGTCAGAAGGACAAATAACACTTTCTCTAACTTCTACTCAAACGGCTGCCGTTGAAGAAGGAAGATATGTGTATGATATTGAAGTAACATCAAGCGATAGTGTGGTAACAAGAGTATTGCAAGGAACCGTAACGGTGAGTCCAAATGTCACACGTTAATATATTATGTCATAAAGGGGTATTATGGCAATTAAAGCAAAGATAACATCAACCAATAGCGCAGGTCCTCAAAAAGTTTCTGTTACAGTTCCCGCAGGTGGCGGTGCTGTTACATCTGTTACTGCTATAGGTGATTTAACAAACGTTACTGCTTCATCATTACCTGACGGTGCTATTTTACAATATGCAACTGCCTCAGGTCAATTCGTATCAGGTGCGCCAATTGATGATGATACATTTCCTGCCGTAACGGCAACTGCTAAAAGTATTCACTCTGGTGAAAGTATTAGAAATTTTATTTTAGATGGCACAGCAACACTTACTAACAAGACAATAGATTTAGACGCCAACTCCTTAACAGGTACAATAACAGAATTTAATAGTGCATTACAAAGTGCTGACTTTGCTACTTTAGCAAATACAGAAACATTTACAAATAAAACTATAACACAACCAAAGATTGCTGAAATAGATTCCTTATCAAGTGGTGGTATTGTACTAGACGCTGATGCTGATATTACATTAGACGCTGATGGTGCAGATATAATTTTAAAAGACGGTGGTACTGAGTTTGGTAGATTTACAAACTCATCTGGTGAATTAGTAATTAAATCAAGTTCAAGTTCTACAACAGCATTAACATTTAGTGGTTCAAGTGCCACGTTAGCAGGTAACTTAACAGTTACAGGTACATCTACATTCAATGGTGGTACAATTAATCTTGGTGACGCAGCTACAGATACAATTGCTTTCAATGGTACAATTACTGGCAGTTTAGTATTTGAAGGTAGTACAAGTGATAGTTTTGAAACTACATTAACGCCAGGTAATCCAACTGCTGATATTACACTTACATTACCATCAAGCGCTAGTGATACACTTGTAGGTAAAGCAACTACTGATACACTTACAAACAAATCAATAGATTTAGCAAACAATACTATAACAGGTTCAGTTGCAGAATTTAATAGTGCATTACAAAGTGATAGTTTCGTTACACTTACAGGTTCAGAAACTTTATCAAACAAACAGTTTACAAATCCAGTTATAGCACATATAGACGGTACTGGTGGTATAGAATTAGACGCAGTACAAGATATTACTTTAGACGCAGGTGGCGGAGATATATTTTTAAAAGATGATACAGCTGCTTTTGGTGCGTTAACAAATAGTTCAGGTAACTTAATAATTAAATCTGGTACTACAACTGCTATGACATTTAGTGGTGCTAATGTAACTATGGCAGGTAATGCTACAGTTGCAGGTAACTTAACAGTTCAAGGTACTACAACTACAGTTGACAGTTCATCTATAAATGTTCAGAATGCTTTAGTCTTTGAAGGTGCAACAGCAGATAGTTTTGAAACAACATTAACTACAGTTGACCCTACAGCAGATAGAACAGTATCATTACCAAATGCAACAGACACATTAATAGGTAAAGCAACTACTGATACATTAACAAATAAAACTTTAACAACTCCTGTAATTGCAGAAATAGATTCCAATGCTTCTATAACTTTAGACGCTGCTACTGATATTATATTAGACGCAGGTGAACAAGACATAATTTTAAAAGATGACGGTACTGAGTTTGGTAGATTTACTAATAGTTCAGGTGAGTTAGTAATTAAATCAGGTTCAAGTTCTACAACGGCAATCTCAATGTCAGGTGCCAATGTTACAATTGCAGGTAATTTAGTAGTAACTGGTGCAACAGAAAATGATGGCAATATAACAATTGGTGACGCTGCTACAGATACTATTACTTTTGGTGGTACTATTCAAGGTAGTTTAGTCTTTGAGGGTAGTACAGCAGACAGTTTTGAAACAACTTTAACACCAGGTAATCCTAGTGGAGATATTACTCTTACATTACCGTCAAGTGCTACTGATACTATAGTTGCAAGAAACACTACAGACACATTAACAAACAAAACTTTAACAAGTCCAACAATCAATGCAGGAACATTAAGTGGTGCATTTACTGGAACGGCAGACTTAACAGGACTAGTTCTTTCAGGTGCAAGTCCTCTTGTTTTTGAAGGTTCAACAAATAATAGTTTTGAAACAACTTTAGCAGTTACAGACCCAACAGCAGATAGAACAATTAGTTTACCTAACTCTACAGGTACTTTAGTTGTAACTGCTGATGTATCTGGTGACGCTACAATGGCAACATCTGGTGCATTAACATTAACAACAGTCAATAGTAACGTAGGTCAGTTTGGTAGTACAACATCAATACCAGTAGTAACAGTTAACGCAAAAGGTCTTGTTACTGCCTTATCAACAGCAACAATTGTAACAACATTAACTGTAGGTGCAGATAGTGGTTCAAATGACGCTGTTTCTTTGGCGACAGACACACTTAATTATGAGGGTGGTGCAAACATTACAACAACGGTTTCTAATAACAATATAGCGATTGCCTTAGACGCTTCTCCATCAGTAACAGCATTAACAACAAGTGCTAATGTAAACGTTGGTGGTAGCATTGTATTTGAAGGTAGTACAGCAGATAGTTTTGAGACAACACTTGCAGTTACAGACCCTACAGCAGATAGAACAATAACTTTCCCTAACTCAACAGGTACAGTTGCGTTAACAAGCGATATTACTGGTGGTGGTCAAGCAGGTTCATTTACAAATTTAACATCTTCAGGTAATACTGTAGTTGGTAATGCAACTGGTGATACAGTAACATTTAACGCTAGAGTGGCGTCAGATTTTGTACCTAGTGCTAATGATACTCATAGTTTAGGTTCTGCTTCTTTAAAATGGGCAGCATTGCATGTATCAGGAAGTACAATCTTCTTAGGTAACGCACAATTATCCTCTACTGGAACAACAGTAGTATTACCGGCGAATAGTAAGGTAGGTGATAGAGCGATTCCAGACGCTGACCCTATTACAGGTATTGTAACAAGAGGTGTGCCACTATTTACAAAAACTGGTGGTTTAGCTTCAGCTGCAGCCACTTTGAACTTTAAAGCGTCTGGTCGTTCAGACTTTGTATTTGAAGGATTTACTAAGGCAGATGGTACATCAATAACAACACAAGAGAGAGCATTATTTTCATTTTAACACTAAAAGGATATAAATAGTATTATGGCAGATAAAGTACCAATAAGGACGGTCTTCGACAGTAGTGGAAACGCTACTGGACTAGCAGAATATCAATCAGGAGAAACAGTAGGTTTCGTACACGGTGGTACAGGTTTAGCCGCTGTAGGAACTGCCGGTCAGGTATTAAGAGTAAATGCAGGTGCAAACGGTTTAGAATACGGTGACGGTTTTTCTGCTAACGCAATCACATTAGACGCAGCTACAGACATTACATTAGACGCTGGTGGCGCAGATATTATTTTAAAAGATGACGGTACTGAATTTGGTAGATTTAGTAACTCATCAGGACAACTTGTCATTAAATCAAGTGGTAGTGCTACTACTGCTATTTCAATGTCAGGTGCAAATGTTACCATTGCAGGTAACTTAACAGTCACAGGTACAACTGAGGGTGATAGTAATATTACTTTAGGTGACGCTGCTACAGATACAGTAACCTTTGGTGGTACTATTGCAGGTAGTTTAGTATTTGAAGGTTCAAGTGCTGATAGTTTTGAAACTACTTTAGTACCAGGTAATCCAAGTGCTGATATTAGTTTAACATTACCCGCTACTGCTAGTGATACATTAGCAGGTATTGCTTCAACACAAACACTTACAAATAAAACATTAACGACACCTGTTATTGCTGAAATAGATAGTGGTTCTACAATTACATTAGACGCAACCACAGATATCGTATTAGACGCTGATGGTGGTGATGTATTCTTAAAAGACGCAGGTACAACTTATGGGTCATTAACAAATACATCTGGTAACTTAATAATCAAATCAGGTACTACAACAGCATTAACAATGAGTGGTGCAAACGTAACAGCTGCAAATGATTTATCAGTTGGTGGTGACTTAACAGTTACAGGTACATCTACATTTAACGGTGGTACAATTAATCTTGGTGATAGTGCTTCAGATACAGTTGTCTTCAATGGTCTTATATCAGGAAGTATTGTCTTTGAAGGTTCAACAGTAGATAGTTTTGAAACTACTTTAACACCAGGTAATCCAAGTTCAGATATTACATTAACATTACCAAGTGCAGCTTCAGACCAATTAGTTGCAAGAAACACCACAGACACATTAACAAATAAAACTTTAACAAGTCCAACAGTTTCAGGTTTAACATTATCAGATAGTGCAATCAGTTTTGAAGGTTCTACTGCTAACTCATTTGAAACTTCTTTAACTGTAACAGACCCTACAGCAGATAGAACAATTACATTACCAAACGCAACTGGTACTCTTATATCTCATGGAATGTTTAGTGGTGACGCTACAGTAGCAACAAACGGTGCATTGACATTAGCAACAGTTAATTCAAACGTAGGTCAAGCAGGTAGTGCTACAGCAATACCAGTAGTAACAGTTAACGCAAAAGGACTTGTAACAGCAGTATCAACTGCCTCAATCACAACTACTTTAACAGTAGGTGCAGATAGTGGGTCAAACGATACAATATCATTAGCAAGTGATACATTAGATTTTTCAGGTGGTAGTAATATCACTACAACAGTTTCAAACAATGATATCTCAATCGCTTTAGACGCAAGTCCAAGCGTTACCAACTTAACAGTTGGTGGTAACATTGTATTTGAAGGTTCAACAGCAGACAGTTTTGAGACTACTTTAGCAGTAACAGACCCAACCGCTGATAGAACAATCACAATACCTAATAAAACAGGTACTGTGGCAATGACAATTGATACATCATTCCCACAATCAACACTAACAGAACACCCAGCGGCGCAAGGAAATGCTGACTTAGCAGGAGGTGAGACACCTTTTCAAGCAATCGTTGACGCATTCCAAGTTATTACATCTGATTTGTATGACCACATGGAACCTAGAGGTTCTGTAGTTACAGTTGATTTAGGAAGTGTAGCATAATAGATTATAAATAGTATAAATATAGCATAGAATTAACTAGGAGAAAAATATGCCAACAGCATTACAATTAAGACGAGGTAACACGTCTCAAAATAATAGTTTTACAGGTGCTGTAGGTGAGGTAAGTGTAGATACTGATAAAGATACTCTTAGAGTCCATGACGGCTCGACAGCAGGTGGTTTTGAAGTAGTAACAACAACCGCTACACAAACACTCACAAACAAAACCTTAACGAGTCCAAATATTTCAGGCGCTTCTTTTACAGGTGCAAGTTTCACTTTTGAAGGTGCTTCAGACGACAGTTTTGAAACAACTCTAACTGTTACAGACCCAACAGCAGATAGAACAGTAACTATCCCTAACGCTACTACTACACTAGTAGGAAGAGATACAACTGATACTTTAACAAACAAAACTTTAACAACACCAGTTATCAACGAGATTGATGGTTCTACTATCACATTAGACGCTTCAGCAGATATTATATTAGACGCTGATGGTGCTAATGTAACTATAAAAGACGGTGGTACAACAACACTAGATTTTGTTAGTAACGGTGCAACAGATATTACACTAGACGCTCCAGGCGATGTTAAAATAGACGCTGATGGCGGAGACATAATCTTTATGGATGGTGGTGCTGTCTATGGTAGTGCAACAAACAATTCAGGTAACTTGATTATCAAATCAGGAACTACAACAGCTGCAACATTTAGTGGTGCAAACGTAACATTGGCAGGTACAGTTGCTTCAGGTGCAATTACATCATCTGGTTCACTTACTGGTACTCAAGCAATATTATCAAATGCAAGTCCATTAGTATTTGAAGGTGCAACAGCAGATAGTTTTGAAACAACTATTGCAGTTACAGACCCAACAGCAGATAGAACACTTACATTACCAGACGCAACAGACACATTAGTGGGAAGAGCAACAACAGATACGTTGACTAATAAAACACTAACTACTCCAGTTATTGCTGAAATAGATAGTGCTGGCAACTTTACAGTTGACGCAGCTACAGATATCATATTAGACGCAGATGGCGGAGATGTTTTCTTAAAAGACGCTGGTACTACTTACGGTTCATTAACGAACACAGGCGGTAACTTGATTATTAAATCAGGTACAACTACTGCTATGACCATGTCAGGTGCAAACGTAACAATCGCAGGTAACTTAACAGTATCAGGTTCTACAACTACAGTTGATAGTTCAACAGTTAACTTACAAACAGGTTTCGTTTTTGAAGGTTCAACAGCAGACAGTTTTGAAACAACACTAGTTGCTACTGACCCAACAGCAGATAGAACAGTAACTATACCAGATTTAACTGGTACAGTTTCTTTAATAACTGCTACAGAAACATTAACAAATAAAACACTTACAACTCCCGTAATTGCAGAAATAGATAGTGGTTCAACAATCACACTTGACGCAACTACAGACATTATCTTAGACGCTGATGGTGATAACATCACTTTGAAAGCGGGTGGTACAACTGCCTTAGATTTTGTTTTAAATGGTGCAACTGATATTACATTAGACGCTCCAGGTGATATTAAGATAGACGCTGATGGCGGAGATATTTTCTTCCTAGACGCAGGTACTACTTATGGTAGTGCAACTAATAACTCTGGTAACTTAATCATTAAATCAGGCACAACTACGGCGGCAACATTTGATGGTGCAAACGTAACATTAGCAGGGACAGTAGGTTCAGGTGCAATCACATCATCAAGTACAGTAACAGCAACAGGCGCAGTATTAAGTGGTTCTGTAGTATTTGAAGGTGCAAGTGCAGATAGTTTTGAAACAACATTAGGTGTAGTTGATCCAACTGCTGACAGAGCAGTCAACATCGCTAACGTTGCAGGTACAATACAACCATTTGCTGCTGCTTCAACAGACCAAATTACGGCAACACCGGCAGAATTAAACTTAATTGACGGTGGTACTGCTAGAGGTACTACAGCAATTGCAGACGGTGATGGTGTACTAATCAATGACGGCGGTACAATGAGAATGACTACAGTTCAAACTCTTGCTGCCTACCTTGATGACGAAATTACAGCAATGCCAAATCTTGTGTCAACAGGTGCTTTGGACTCTGGTACAATTACATCAGGTTTTGGTACTATAAACAATGGTTCATCAACAATCACAACTACAGGTGCTTTGAGTGCAGGTGCAATCACAGCGGGTGGTAATTTATCACTAGGACAAAGTTATTCAGTTATCTTTGAAGGTTCTTCAAATGATAGTTTTGAAACAACATTAGGTGTAGTTGACCCAACTGCTGATAGAGCAATTAATCTTGCAAACGTAGCAGGTACTTTACAACCTTTTGCCGCTGCTAGTACAGACGCTATTAGTGCAACACCGGCAGAAATTAATTTAATAGATGGTGGTACTGCTAGAGGTACTACTGCTGTCGCTTCAGGTGATGGTATATTAATTAATGATGGCGGTACTATGAGAATGACAAACGTTGATACAGTATCAACATATTTTGCAGGTCATAGTGTTGGTGGTGCAAACATAGTTACTACTGGTGCCTTAAACTCTGGTACAATTACATCAGGTTTTGGTAACATAGATAACGGTTCATCTACATTAGATACAGGTGCCTTAACGGCAACTACAATTGCAGGTACAACAGGTACATTCTCAACTGGACTAGAAACAAAAAATGCGGCTACTAGTGCTGGTTTTGTTAAGTTCTTTGAAGATAGTGATAACGGTACTAACGCAGTAACTTTAATAGGTCCTGCTTCAACAGGTGATATAACAATCACTTTACCAACTCAAGCAGGTACAGTTGTTGTATCAAACACAACAGACGGTAATGACGTACAGTTAGACAGTTTAGGTCTTAATACTGCCGCTTCAGGTACTGCTGGTGAGTTAAGAGCAACAAACGATATTACTGCCTTCTACAGTTCAGACGTAGCGCTTAAGGAAAACATTATCAACATTCCTTCTCCACTTGAAATGATTAAGAAAATCAACGGTGTATTCTTTGATTGGAAAGATAGTTTCATTGAGAGTAAAGGTGGCGAAGACGGATACTTTGTAAGAAAAAGAGACGTTGGTGTTATCGCACAAGATGTTGAAAAAGTTATGCCAGAAATCGTTGGTACAAGACCTGACGGTATCAAAGCAGTTAAGTATGACAGACTAGTATCAGTATTGATTGAAGCTGTCAAAGAATTAACAGACGAAGTTAATACTTTAAAAAAGAATAAATAATTTGAGGAGAAATTAAGATGGCAACACCAAATGGACAGATAGGTTTATCAGACGTAAATGATGAATTAGGTGAAAGTTCAACGGCACAAATAAACATGGGTTCAACACCTGTGAGAAGTTTAGCAGGTCAACCTAGTGGTGCTGTTGCTATGTCAGACTTACAAAATAAAACAAACACTTACACATTCACATATCTAGTTGTTGCAGGCGGCGGAGGCGGCGGCGAAAACCAAGGTGCTGGAGGTGGTGCAGGTGGTATGAGAACAGGATCAATAGAAACGGCACCAGGTAGTAACTTCCCTGCTTCAATAGGTGGTGGCGGCGGACCAAACACAGGTTTTACAAATAGAGGTAATAATGGTTCAGCTTCATCATTTAACAGTATACCATCAACTGGTGGTGGTTCTGGTGGTGCAGAAAACTCCAGATCCGGTAATCCTGGTGGATCAGGCGGCGGTGGTAGTAATGGTACTGGTGGTGGTTCAGGTATTTCAGGACAAGGTAATAGTGGTAGTACAGGTCCCGGCGGCGGCGGCGGTGGTGCTGGAGGTGGTAAATCAAACTCTGCTTCAGGTACAAGTGGTGGTAACGGAGCATCTTTCCCAGGTGACGGTATCACTTATGCAGGCGGCGGCGGAGGTCACAGCCCTGGTAATGGTCCTGGTGGATCAGGCGGAGGTGGTCGAGGTCAACAACAACACCCAGAAAATGCATCAGCAGTGTCAGGTACTTCTAACAGAGGTGGTGGTGGCGGAGGCATGCGTCATTGGAATGGTGCTGCCGGTTCAGGTGGTTCTGGTAGAGTTGTTATTGCTTATCCAGGTACTGCTCCAAAAGGTTCAGGTGGTACACAATCTATTGTAGGTAGTAATAGAGTTCACAGTTTTAATAGTCCAGGAACATATACAAGTTAATTAAGGAGAAATAATGGCACATTTTGCGGAATTAGATAGTAACAAAAAAGTTTTAAGAGTAAACGTAGTAGATGACAGTAATGTATCTGCTGATATGGCAGTTGACGGAGAAACTTGGTGTGCTAATAATATTTCTGAGGATCCTTCAATTGCATATGTAGATGGTGCTTATCCAGGTGTCGCATGGAAACAAACGTCATACAATCATAACTTTAGAAAAAGATTTGCATGTATTGATGGTTATTTTATTGATGATGGTGGTAATGGATACTTTACAGCAATTAAACCACATTCTAATTGGGTATTAAGTTCAGTTGATGGTGCTTATTATGAACCAGTCGCACAACCAACTGTAACAACTTATGAAGATGGTGGTAAAACTTATGAGTATAATTTGAGTTGGGACCAAGACAATACAAGATGGATATGTCAAAAACTTAGGGAAAGTTCTCATCACGGTGGGTGGATAAGAAGTGCATTAGGTTCAGACGCAGATACGCCAGAAGTAATTACTTCTCCAACAACGGATCAAACAGTAGTAAGAATTTGGAACCCAGACGACAAAAGTTGGTCTTAATCTAAATAATATTTAGCAATATGACCCGGTAAACCTAATACAGGTCTTCTATCAAATTTTAATTTTTTTGATTGAGGATCACTAGCGTCATTATAATGAAAGAATACTTGACCACAGATTTCGCCTTTAAATTCATCACGCCAATGTTCTAATTCACAACCACGATACATTAAACAATCACCTGGTTCTAAATCAACTTTAGTACCTGGATTATTTGTACCACCTGTATTATCAACATAGATAGACCAAGGTTCACCACCTAAAAACATTGTAGCAGATATTTGACATGATGGTCTGTCTTTATGTCTTCTAAGTATATCACCATGTTTATATAATCTTGCATAAGTATATGTTTCAACAAGTTTATAGTCTATTTCTTTTTCTATAGTTTCTTTTTTTTCTGTAAGTATTGTGTCAAATAAAACATCACCATAATTTGCCCATGTATTCTTTACAGTAAGGTCATTCATATAACCATAATCTTCACTAAACGGAGATATTTGTTTATTTTCATGTAAGATATTAAATACTCTCCTTTTGTTTAATAAGTAACGATATCCTAATTCTGCCATTTCAGGACTAATTAAATTTTTTATTACTTGATAGTGTTTTTCTCTAAACATATTACCTTTCTCTATAGACAAAAAACGTCAAAGTCATTCTTGCATTTGTTATATTATCACCAAACGTATAATCTGGTGAATGTGTAATTTTTGAATTATATGCTACTAATTTATTGTATTTGTTTTCAATAATAGTTTGTATATTTTCTTTATTATATAGTATTGTACCAGAATTAGGTTTAGGATTAGGTGTAAGATATATTACACCTGCCCAATCAGATTTATCTGTATGTTTACTATATTTATCTTTAGTAATTATATCGCTTGTTTGATATGAAAAATACATTTCTACTTTAGCACGTTCTAAATTAAGTACCTCTAATATATCATTTGCAATAGTGTGATAATATTCTTCTGGTACATCTGCTCTAAACCCTCTATAAAAAGTGTTGTGTTCATTTGTTCTATATGTTGAGTTAAGTGCAACTTGCCTTACATCATTAACATTTTTTAAAAAGTTATTTTTGATCCACATAATCTCTAAAAGAAATCCAACCTGTTATAATATATTTTTCTTGTGTTAATGATGGTACACCTTTATGAGTATGAGTCCAACTTGCTGGCCAAATAAGTGTAAGACCTTTACGAGGTTGTATAATTCTTTTTTGATAAAAAAATTCAGTTTCACCTTCATCTGTTACATCATTTAAATAAGTCATAAAGACTAAGTGTCTTTTTGCCATTGTTAAATCATTTGGATTATTAACATCTCTTTGCCAAGTATTTTCATAGTGCCAAATTTTAAAACCACCACCTGGTGGGTAATATTGTATGTTTGGACATTCTAAAACATCATAATAATATTGGTCTTTGTCCGAAAATATATAAGTTTGTTTATATTTTTCAATACATACATTTAAATAATCATAATAATAAGGTATATCTTTGCCAGCAACATCTATACTATCTTTAGTGTCTTTATCAATCATATCATAACCAGAAAGACCTTGTTTTTTCTTTCCGTTTTTGTGATGTTCAATAAGTCTATCACAAATACTATCGTCTATCTTATATTCACCTATAAACGTTGTCATACAATATTAAAATCCTTTAAATCAGTAACTACAAAATTACCAGCAACACTATATCTTTCATTATTAGTTTTCATAACTTTATGAGGTAAACTAGATTTAAATATTAGTAGTGTACCTCTTTCTACTGGCATGTCAAAACTTTTCATATTAAATATATTATATTTATCATACTTTGGGTCAAACAATTCTTCTTGCCCAAATGATTGAAACTGACAACTCATACCTTTATCTAAGTATAATACAAAACTATACGTTGAGTTTTTATGATAGTGTACTTCGCCTTGTTGACCAGGTAAAAATTTAGTTCCCCACATTCTAGTCATTTTGATAGGTGTTTGAAAGAACATTACATTATCATTAAATGCTTTTACTTGATGTTCTATATCTCTAGTTAAATCAGGTAGTCTATCCCATATCATATCATCTACAGATTGAAAACCATCAGGTTCTATTTGTTTATATTCTAAATCTTTTATTATCTGTATATCACTTTCGTGTATAGAAATTTTAGTAAATGCAAGAGGTTTAGCAAAAAGTGGTTGTATTTTTATTTCATCAAGCATGACTAATCTCTTATTTTACCGTAAAAAATCATTTATATGGGTATCCTAAATTCCACATTACTAAACTATTTCTTGTACCAGATGTAACAGTTGTAACTCTATGAGTAACAAAAGACGGAAAGATACATATAGACCCTTTTGGTTTTATTTCATTACAAGTAAACTCACCATGTGGTGTTCTAAACTGTAAATCACCACCCTCATATTCGTGTGGGTGATTTAGTTGTATTGTACATGATAATTTTCTTATCTTACCTTCATGTTGAGGGTGTCCGTTGTTATAAGGTTCAGCTTGTTGGTCAGCATGCCAATTATAATATTGATTTAATTTGTATCTTGTAAATTGTATAGTCTCAGAAAAGTCCCAATCAAAGTTCCAACCAGCTAGTCTATTTGCTTCGTGGACATATGGTTGTATTTCATTATAAATCCAAGGTTCTTCTAACCAAGATATATGACTGCTTCTATGCTGTTCGTTTTCTTTTTGTAACTCTTTGTTTACTTGTAGTTCCTCAGTATTCAGACCACCAGTGGAAGCAATAAGTTCTTGTTGATTGTTAGCAAAGCGTATAATATCATCACACAAATACTCAGGTATCACACTAGAATAATAATAATAGTAATTCTTTAATATCATATAGGTATATATAATGCATAAATAGTATTATTATGGCACAAAATAATCCAATAACTAGTAGAGAAACACTTAAACAATACTGCCTAAGAGCATTAGGTAAACCTGTTATTGAAATCAATGTAGAAGATGACCAAGTAGAAGATAGAATAGACGAAGCAGTACAATACTTTGCTCAGTATCATTATGACGGTTCTGAAAGAATGTATTTAAAATATCAAGTTACACAAGATGATATTGATAGAGCAAGAGCAAATGAAACATTAACTACAGTCACAGATACAGCAGATTCCACAGTAACAGCAAGTTTTAAAGAAGGTAAGAATTATATACCTATGCCTTCAAATGTAATGTCAGTATTACAAGTATTTCCTTTTACAGACAAAGCGGCATTAAATTTATTTGATGTCAGATATCAATTAAGATTAAATGACTTGTATGATTTTTCATCTACAAGTATTATACACTACGATATGACATTAAGACATTTAGATATGTTAGACCATATTCTAACAGGTGAAAGACCAGTTAGATACAATCAACACAAAAACAGATTGTATATAGATATGGATTGGGCACATGATGTTAAAGCAGGTGACTTTATGATTATAGAATGCTATCGTAAATTAGACGGTTCAACATTTACTGATTTGTTTGATGATATATTCTTAAAAAAATATTTAATTCAATTAATCAAAAAACAATGGGGTACAAACTTATCTAAATTCCAGGGAGTTGCAATGCTGGGTGGTGTTCAAATGAATGGTGAACAAATTTACTCTCAAGCACAAGATGAAATCAACAAACTAGAAGAACAAATACAGTTAAGTTTTGAATTACCACCAAATTATATGGTAGGTTAATAAGTGAAAAATACATATTTCTCACACGGTACACACTCAGAAAAAACTCTCTATGAAGATTTAATCATAGAGCAGTTAAAAATATTTGGGCATGAAGTACACTATCTTCCTAGAACAACTGTAACGGAAGATAAAATATTAGGTGAAACGCCTGATAGTAAGTACACAGAAGCATATCAAATAGAAATGTACATAGAAGACGTGAACGGTTTTGCCGGTCAAGGTGACTTGATTGGTAAGTTTGGTTTAGATATGAAAGACGAAATAACTTTCGTTGTTAGCAGACGTTCATTTGAGTTATTAGTTGACCAACCATCAAATACAATTTCAATAAACAGACCTAGAGAAGGTGACATTATTTACATGCCAACCTTTAAGAAATTCTTTCAAGTAGATTTTGTTGAAGATGAGGATCCAATGTATCAGATTAATGATTTACCTATCTTCAAACTTAAATCATCTGTTTGGGATTACTCACATGAATTAGTTGATACAGGTATTACTGAGATTGATGAAAAATTAGAAGACGAGAATTTAGATTTATTACAAAATCAAATAACACTAGAGATTGGTACAACATCTTCAGGTGCTTTACTTGCTGAAGTAACTGATGGTAATGTTGAGGCATTGTTAGCAGAAACAGGTGATTTAATTGTTGATGAAGTTGACGGTGACAATATTATCCTTGAGGATGACCCTCAATATGTTGACTATATAGTGTTAGAAGATAGCAACACAACAAACATGGCGGCTGATAGACCAGGCGCTGACAATATATCTTTTGATGATGAAGCAGGATTAAACGATACAGACGCAAGTAACGATATCTTTGACTTCACAGAAAAGAATCCATTTGGTGACCCAAGTGACTTATAAGGAGTAAATAATGTTTAAAGACGCACAATACCATGAACTAATTAGAAAAACGATAGTAGCGTTTGGTACATTGTTTAATGATTTGTACATATATCGTAGAGCGAGTACAGGAAAAATAAATCAAAAGATGAAAGTTCCACTTGCATACGGACCAAAACAAAAGTTCTTAGCTAGAATTGACCAAGATAGTACAAGAGGTGCTGATGATGTAAAAACAACGGCACTTACTTTACCACGAATTGGTTTTGAATTAACAGGTCTTACATATGACCCTAGCAGAAAACTAAATCGTATTCAAAAGTTTAAGAAAGTAAAAGGCGCAGATACTAAGTCAATGACTAATGTTTATATGCCTGTACCTTACAACGTTTCATTTACATTGTTTACTATGGCAAAAAATAGTGAAGACGCTTTACAAATTGTAGAACAAATATTACCAATGTTTCAACCTGACTATACAGTATCATTAAATGTAATGCCAAGTTTAGATATCGTAAGAGACGTTCCAATTATTCTTAATGATGTAACATATGAAGACAGTTATGACGGAACTTTTACAGACAGACGAGTTTTAATGTACACTCTATCGTTTACAGCGAAGATGTATTTATATGGACCTGTTTCAAGTACGAAAGTTATTAAACAAGTACAAGTAGACCAATATACAAACACAAGCACAGCAACGGCAAAAAGAGAACAACGATATGTTGTTACTCCTAATCCTACAACTGCTGACGCTGATGATGATTTTGGTTTTAGTGAAACACGTTCTTTCTTCCAGGATGCTGACGAATATGATCCTGAAAGTGGTACTGATAAACAATAACTATTAGAAAGATAAATTATGAAAAAAGTTGAGGATAAACTCAATGAGTTATTGGATATAACTGAAACTAAACAAGAGATTGTTCAATCTACACCTGCTGTACCTAGACCTAATGAAAAAGAAGATATCACTAGTGATTATAAGTACAGTAGGGAAAACCTATATAACTTAGTAGAAAGAGGACAAGACGCAATAGATGGCATATTGACACTTGCAAAAGAAACAGACCATCCTAGAACATATGAAGTTGCAGGTCAATTAATTAAGAACGTGGGAGAAGTAACTGAAAAGTTACTACAGTTACAAGAGAAGATGAAAAAGTTAGGGGAAGAAACAAAAAAAGGACCTAGCAAAGTTGAAAATAATCTCTTTGTTGGGAGTACAGCAGAATTGCAGAAACTAATAAAAGATAATAAGAATGAAGACGGATAAAAAAATATTAATAATTGGTGGTGGTACTGCTGGTTGGTTGACTGCCTTATATCTAACTAAAACTTTTCCTCAACATCATATTACATTAATGGAAAGTAAACCTATTGGTATCTTAGGTGCAGGTGAAGGTAGCACACCACATCTAACTTCTTTTTTACATATGTTAGATGTAGATTTACAAGAGTTGTTAAAAGAATGTAAAGGTACAATCAAACAAGGTATATCTTTTGAAAACTGGAATGGAGATGGTCAAAAATATTTTCATCCTTTTGCAGTACATAATGAATATAAACATTTTAGTATAGACAATTTGTTTAGTTATGATAGTTATGATTATTATTTAAAACATTTAATTCACAAAAAAATGCCTTTGAAAGACCATACTTATGCGTCTATACAATCATATAAGAATGTTGTTGATACAAATAATATAGATACCTCTATACACTTTGACGCACATCTTTTAGCAGATTATCTTAAAAAAATTACCAAAGTTGATAAACATATCTATGATGAAATTAAAACTACGAAACAAGATGAACATGGTAATATAACTAAAATAAATGATATAGAATGTGATTTAGTTTTTGATTGCACAGGTTTTCGTAGAGAGTTAATTGGTAAGTTATATAAGTCAGAATGGAAAAGTTATCAGGATTGTTTACCAATTAAGAGAGCAATACCTTTCTTTCTACCACCTGAAGATAAACCTTACACACAAGCAATTGCAATGAAATATGGTTGGGTGTGGAAGATACCTTTACAACATAGATGTGGTGCAGGTTATATATTTGATAGTGATTATATAACAGACGAAGAAGCATTTGCTGAAGCAAAAGAAATGTTTCCTAATATAGAATATACAAGAACAATAAAGTTTGACGCAGGTAGATTTAAACAAACATGGATAAAAAATTGTATTGCAGTAGGTTTATCTTCTGGTTTTACAGAACCACTTGAAGCAACATCTATTTGGATGGCAACTGAACAATTAAAATTACTTGAAACATTTATTGACGTTATGTTTACAAATGATGAAGATACTAAAAAAGATTATAACGAAGTAATTGCAAATAATAACGATATGGTTATGGAGTTTTTACACTATCACTATATGACTAAAAGAGACGATAGTCCTTTTTGGAAAGAGTTTAGAAAGAAAAATGTTTTAGCTAAGTTTAATGCTAAGTTAGAACAAATACAAAAAGGTAATCTAAGATGGTATCATACAACAGGCGGAAAACTTACATCAACATTTAATCTTATGTCATGGTTACATGTAGGCGAAGGTCAAGGTCTTATTAAAGATATAAGTATTGAAGGATATGAAAACTTAAACCCAACAGTAGAAGAATATGGCAGACACTTACCTAGGTAATCCTAATTTAAAAGCGGCTAATCAAAAGATACGTTTTACAAAAAAACAAGTAAGAGAGTTTCTTGCTTGTCAGGAGAATCCTGTTTACTTTATAGAAAACTACATTAAGATTGTTACACTAGACCACGGTCTACAACAATTCAAAATGTATAACTTTCAAAAAGAAATGGTAGATACTTTCCATGATAATCGTTTTAGTATTTGTAAACTACCAAGACAGACTGGTAAGTCAACAACAATTATATCTTATCTATTACATTATGCTATTTTTAACGCAAACACAAATATTGCCATACTTGCAAACAAAGCTGCGATTGCAAGAGACCTATTAGGTCGTTTACAACTTGCATATGAGAATTTACCTAAGTGGTTACAACAAGGTGTTATAAACTGGAACAAAGGTAGTTTAGAATTAGAAAATGGTAGTAGAATACTTGCAGCTGCTACATCATCAAGTGCCGTACGGGGTGGTTCTTATAATGTAATATTCTTAGATGAGTTTGCTTATGTACCAAATAATATTGCAGAACAATTTTTTAGTTCAGTTTATCCTACAATATCTTCTGGTAAAAGTTCTAAAGTAATGATTGTATCTACACCACATGGTATGAATATGTTTTATAAAATGTGGAATGACGCAACAAACAAACGAAATAGTTATGTACCTATTGAAGTGCATTGGTCAGAGGTACCTGGTAGAGACGAAAAGTGGAAAGATGAAACAATAAAGAACACAAGTGAACAACAGTTTAGAACGGAGTTTGAATGTGAGTTTTTAGGTAGTGTAGATACATTAATTAATAGTGCTAAGTTAAGAACGTTATCACATAACACACCAATACAGTCTAACGCAGGTTTAGATATACACGAAATGCCTATTAATGGTCATAGATATGTTGTTACAGTTGATGTTGCAAGAGGTACAGTCAATGACTATTCTGCCTTTATAGTTACAGACGCAAGTCAAATACCTTACAAAGTAGTTGCGAAGTATAAGAACAATGAAATTAAACCTTTAATCTTTCCTCAAGTAATTCATAAGATTGCAAAGTCATATAACAATGCAGAAATATTAGTTGAAGTAAATGATATTGGTGGTCAAGTTGCAGACACTTTACAGTTTGATTTAGAATATGACAATCTTATTATGGTTAATCAAAGAGGTCGTTCTGGTCAGATTGCAGGTACAGGATTTAGTGGTAAGAAATCACAACTAGGATTGCGTACAACTAAGGCGACAAAGAAAATAGGTTGTTCAAATTTAAAAGCAATGATAGAATTAGATAAGTATATAATCCAAGATTTTGATGTAATCGCAGAATTATCAACTTATGTATTAAAAGGTAAAGAAAAATACGAAGCAGAGGAAGGTAGTTCAGACGACTTAGTGACTTGCCTTGTTATGTTTGCCTGGTTGTCAAACCAAATGTATTTTAAAGAGCTAACAGACCAAGATATACGAGCAAGACTTGTAGATGAACAACAAAATCAAATGGACCAAGACATGGCACCATTTGGATTTGTAGATGACGGAATAGAAAGTCCTGAAGGAGAAACATATAAGGACCCACATGGGACTAGTTGGAGTCCTGTCAAATACAAGAGAGGTTGGTAAATCTTGCATATTATAAATAGTTTCTGTAATTAACAATAATTACAAATTAATATATTAATTTAATTAAGAGGAGAAAACAAGATGGCTTTTTTAGTTTCACCTGGTGTTCTCGTAACAGAAAAAGACCTTACTAACGTAGTACCAGCTGTATCATCATCTATTGGTGGTTTAGTTGTAGTTAGTGAGAAAGGTCCAATGGATGAGATTACTTTAATCTCAAGCGAAGATGAATACGTTAGTACGTTTGGTAAACCAGACGCTAACACTTTTGAATATTTTTTTACGGCAGCCAACTTTTTACAATACGGAAATGCCCTAAGGGTAGTAAGAGCAGTCACTGGTAATCTGAACGCAGGTTCAAGTTCAGGTTTACAAGTTAAAAATACGACTGACTACTTAGACAATTATAGCGACGGTTCTGCTTCAGTAGGCTCATGGCTTGCAAGAGAAGCAGGAACTCAAGGTAACAACCTAAAAGTATCTATGTGTACAAATAGCAATGCATATGCAAGTGCTGGCGGTGCCTCAAACTTAGTTAATGACGCAAGTGCGGCTATTGGCGATACTACTATCACAATTGATGATGGTGGTGGAGACAAGATCCAAACAGGCGACATTGTTGAGTTTGGAGATATCTCTGGTAACTTCAATGCAGCTCCTTCTGGTCAATACTACAAAGTAACAGGCACTTCAGGTGCAGTTCTAACCATTGCAAGATTTAATCCTGCTTCTGGTAAAACTGAAACTGGCGGACTAAGACACGCTGTTGCTGATAACGCATACTTTAGAAGATTTTGGGAATATTATTTCAATTTCTCAGCTGCACCAACATCAACAGATGATGTTGTTAACGCAGGTGGTTCTAATGATGAGTTACATATCGTAGTTGCAGACGAGGATGGCGGCATTTCGGGCACAGCAGGTACTATATTAGAAACACACGAAGGATTATCACAAGCTTCAGACGCTAAAGACGCTCAAGGTGATTCCAATTATTATGTTGACGCTCTATACAATAGAAGTCAATTTATATACTGGATGGACCATGAGACTACATTAGCAAATGCAGGTAGTTCAAAAGTAGGTCAAGCATTTGATAATACTGGTACTCAAGGCATAACAGTCTTTAGTTCTAGTCTTACAGGTGGTACAGACGATAACGCACCAACTAACGGTGAATTAGCATTAGGTTATGATAAATTTGCTGATAGTGCAAGCGTTGACGTTAACTTACTTATGACTGGTCCTTCACATACAGGTGCTGACGCAACTGGAGATACCAAAGCAACTAAAGTTATTGACATAGTTGAAGCAAGAAAAGATTGTGTAGCATTTATTTCGCCTGCTAGAGCAGACGTTGTAAACGTAAGCGATCCTATTGCACAAACTGTTAATGTTAAAGCTTTTGCAGACGGTCTTGCTTCAAGTTCATATGCAGTTATTGATAGTGGATACAAATACATGTACGACAAATACAACGGCGTATATAGATATGTTCCATTAAACGGTGACATTGCTGGACTTTGTGCTAGAACAGACGCAGTTGCTGATAGTTGGTTCTCACCGGCTGGGTTTACAAGAGGTCAGATTAGAGGTGCAGTTAAACTTGCCTTTGATCCTAACCAAGCGCAAAGAGACGACTTATACAAAGCAAGAGTAAATCCTGTGGTAACATTCCCAGGACAAGGTACTGTATTGTTTGGTGATAAGACAGCTCAAGCGAAACCTAGTGCTTTTGACAGAATAAATGTTAGAAGATTGTTCATAACTATGGAAAAGGCAATATCAACTGCTGCTAAATTCCAACTCTTTGAGTTCAATGATGAATTTACAAGAGCGAATTTCAGAAACTTGATAGAACCATTCCTTAGAGACGTACAAGGTAGACGTGGTATCACAGACTTTAAAGTAGTGTGTGATGAAACAAACAATGTAAGTGCAGTTATAGATAGAAACGAATTTGTTGCAGACATATTTGTCAAACCAAATCGTTCTATTAACTTCATCAAACTTAACTTCGTAGCTACAAGAACAGGCGTTGCCTTTTCTGAAGTAGCAGGCGCATAGAGAGGAAATAAAAAATGGCAAACGTATCAGACTTTATCTCCAAACTTAAAGGCGGCGGAGCTAGACAAAATCAGTTTAAGGTTACAATGCCTTTCCCTGGTTTTGCTGCTGTTGGTGGCGAAACTGAGAACATGTCGTTCTTATGTTCTGCTACTCAACTTCCAAGTTCTGAGTTAGGAGAATTAACTGTAAACTTTAGAGGTAGACCAATACATATGGCTGGTGATAGAACATTCCAAACTTGGAGTACAACTATTATCAACGATACTTCTTTTGATATCAGAAATGCTATTGAAAGATGGTCAAATGGTATTAACAACCATAGTGACAACGAAGGTTTAAACAACCCTACTGATTATCAAGTGGACGCATTTATCGACCACTTAGATAGAAATGGTAATACAATCAAATCGTACACATTTAGAGGATTATTTCCTTTAACAATAGGTACAGTTGATTTGAACTATGATCCAGTAAGTGCGTTAGAGACTTTTGAATGTACATGGAGATACCAATACTGGGAAAGTAACACTACAACGTAATGTTGTGAATTTATAGCGGTCTCCGGGCCGCTATAAATAGAAATAAAAGATAATGAAAAGGAGAATGTAGTGGCAGAATTTTTTGGCTTTGAAATCAAAAGAGCAAGCACCAAAACAACTAGTCAAACGTTTACAGCACCATCAGCTGATGATGGCGTTCAAACGATTATGGGTGGTGGACATTATGGTACTTACTTAGATATTGAAGGAAAAGTAAACAACGAAGCAGATTTAATTAGAAGGTATAGAGAGGTTGCTATGCAACCTGAGTGTGACCAAGCGATTGAAGATGTTATCAATGAAGGTATAGTAATTGATGACAATAGAGAAACAATCAGACTGAACATGCATACAGTACCTTTCTCAACAGGTATAAAAAAGAAGATAGAAGAAGAATTTAATAATATTATTTCGTTATTGGAATTTGAACAAAAAGGACATGACATATTTCGTAGATGGTATGTTGATGGTAGAATAGTATATCATAAGATAATAGACCCTAAAAATATAAAAGGTGGTATTACTGAATTAAGATATATTGATCCTAGAAAAATTAAGAAAGTTCGTAAACCTAAGAAGACTGAGGGCGAACAAAGTTTTAAACCTAAAGACCAAAACGCACCACCAGTTGTAGATTTTGAAGAATTTTATATTTACAATGAGAAAGGTGTACAACCGGGAGCAAGTTCAACACAAGGTTTAGCAATTAGTAAAGATAGTATTGCTTTCTGTCCGTCAGGAATGATTGACCAACAAAGAAACATGATACTATCACATTTACATAAGGCAATTAAACCTGTCAATCAATTAAGAATGATTGAAGATAGTATTGTTATATACAGAATATCCAGAGCGCCTGAAAGAAGAATATTTTACATTGATGTAGGTAACTTACCAAAAGCAAAAGCAGAGCAATATCTAAAAGATGTAATGAACAGATATAGAAACAAACTTGTCTATGACGCAAGTACAGGTGAAATAAGAGACGATAGACAATACATGTCTATGTTAGAAGACTTTTGGTTACCAAGACGAGAAGGTGGTAGAGGTACAGAAATTACTACACTACCAGGTGGTTCTAACTTAGGTGAAGTAGAAGATATCAAATACTTTCAAAAGAAACTTTACAAGTCATTAAACGTTCCTGTATCCAGATTAGAAGCTGAAGGTAGTTTTAATATGGGTAGAGCAACTGAGATTAATAGAGACGAGTTAAAGTTTAGTAAATTTGTTGATAGACTAAGAACAAGATTTAATGCTTTGTTCCATGATTTATTGAAAACACAATTAATACTAAAAGGTATTATATCAATAGAAGATTGGGAAAACAGTTTAGCAAGAACAATCAGATACAACTATGTAAATGACGGTTACTATGCTGAAATAAAAGAAGCAGAAATGTTAAAAGAAAGAATGGAAATTTATCGTAACTTGAAAGATAGTGAATTGATAGGTAACGTTTATTCTAAAGAGTGGGCAATGAAGAATGTTTTAAAAATGACTGACATTGACATTGACGAAGAAAAATCTAAAATAGAAAAAGAAAAGGAGGCGGAAGCGCCACCAGAAGGAGAAGATGATGACACAGGACAATTCTAACCCAACAAGAGATATGATTGACGCTTTGCAAAAAGGCGATAACTTAGGTGCTGAAACGGCATTTAAATCTGCTTTATCAAATAAAGTAGGTACTGAGTTAGATGACAAACGTAAAGACGTTGCGTCAACAATTATGGCAAAAGAACCGGAAACAAACAATGATAACGCTGAACAATCTACGGAAATTGACGACTGAAAAAAACGAACATAAACGTTCACTAGTCTATAAGAAATTAGCGCCAAAATCAAAAGAGGCGGTAGATGACGTATATACTCAGCTTGAAAAGAAACCGGGACAAGTGTTAATGAATTTTAGTAAAGTTATGAATGACGTTACTAAGAAGTATAAAGTACAAAGAAAAGATATCGAAGCCTATTTTAAAAAAGAAACTGGCATAACCATATAAACAAAAAGGAGTAGAAATGGCGGTAGTAAACAAAAGAACATTAGTGGATAGTGGTACTAGACATGTAGTAATGTTTGAAATTAACAATGCAACAAATGACGCAGTACAAGTAATTGACGCTTCAGCATTGACAGGACATGTTTCAAACCCTACACTAGACATTAGTTCTATTAAATGGAATACAACAGCTGCGACAAGCGACGTTGCAATAGAATTTGACGCAGGCACAGATAGTCATGCTATATCACTACATGGTAGTGGCGAGTATGGGTATCATGGTAAACAACCAAACATATCAAACCCAGAAGCAACAGGTGTAACTGGTGATATTGTTATTACAAATGCGAGTGCTGTAACAGGTACTTTTATTTTAGAAGTTAAAAAGACTAAAGGTTATACTGCCTCAGGACAGACTAGATAATGGCTGATACAGTATCAACTCAAACTATAACAGACGTTGCAGGTTCTAAAACTGTAATGAAGTTTACGAACAAATCTGATGGTACAGGAGAGAGTTTAGTAGAGAAGATGACGAGTGCAAATTTAAATCACTTGTCAACTTCTACTAAAATTGCTAGAGTGATTTATAGTGTAAACACTACGGACCCTAAGGGGTCCGTAGAAATCCTATTTGAAGGAACTACTAACGCAACGGCGCTGTTTTTATCTGGTCAAGGCACGATAGATTTACAGACGCCGGCAATACAAATAGCTAACAATGCAGGTACTCCTACAGGTGATATTCTGTTCTCTACGCACAATTTCGTAAACGGAGACAGTTATTCTATCATTTTAGAGGTACGATAACATAAATAGGACTAAAGGAATAAACATATGAAACTAATTACAGAGGAACTTACTGACGTTAAATTGCTTGCAGAAGCAGATGAAAACGGCAAAAAGTCACACAAAATAAAGGGGATATTCATGCAGGCGAATATTAAGAACCGTAATGGTCGTGTTTATCCTATGGAAGTTTTAGAAAACGAAGTAAACAGATATAGAAAAGAATTTATCAATAAAAAGAGAGCATTTGGTTAGTTAGGACATCCTGACGGACCAACTGTAAACTTAGAGAGAGTGTCACACTTAATTACATCATTAGAAGGCGACGGCAAAGGTAACTACATTGGCGAAGCAAAAGTGACTGATACACCTTATGGTAAGATTGTGAAGTCTTTGATAGACGAAGGCGCACAACTAGGAGTTTCATCAAGGGGCATGGGTTCTTTGGAGAATAAAGGCGGTACTAACTATGTAAAATCAGACTTTTACTTAGCAACTGCTGCCGACATTGTAGCAGACCCATCTGCTCCATCAGCATTTGTACAAGGTGTTATGGAAGGTAAAGAGTGGGTATGGGACAATGGTATCGTTAAAGAAAAAGATATTTCTGAGATACAACAAGAGATTGAAGCTGCTCGTAGTTTTGAGTTAGCTGAAAAACAAACTGCTGCTTTTGAAAAATTTATGCGAAAAGTTGCAAAATAATAAATAGTAGTACGCAAATTAATTAATTAATTTTGACTTATAGGAGAGTTAAAAATGGAAGAAAATAAAACAATCGTTTCTGAAGCTCCTAAGGGTGCAGACGCTCCAAAAGCAGGCGCAGGTAAAGCTGAGCCAATGCAGAAAATGGGTGATTTTGAAGATGGCGGAAAAGCAGTGACTTCTCCAACAGACACAAGTTCAACTGACCATGCAAAAAAAGCTAAAAAAGATACGTCCGCTCCTACGAAAGGCGCAGCTACAGCAGAACCAATGCAAAAATTGAATGCTGAAGATGAAAAAGAAAACGATAAAGTAAAAAAAGAAGCGGCACATGATGACGCTGATGAAAAAGAAGACGATAAAGAAAAAGAAATGTCTGAAATGCCGAAAACAAAAGCTGGTATAATTCAAGCTATGTATGACGCAATGGGCAAAAAGAAAAAATCAGACTTAGCCGCTTCATACGGAAAAATGATGGCAGCTATGAATGGCGACGAAGATGAAAAAGACATGGACGAAGCTAAACATTCTGATGAAGAAGATAAAGAGAAAAAAGAAAAAATGGAAAAAAGAGTTAAAGACATTGACGTAAAAGAAGATGTTGCTGCTCTAGTTTCTGGTGATGACACTTTATCTGAAACTTTTAAAGACAAAGCTGCTACTATCTTTGAAGCTGCTGTTAAATCAAAAGTGAAAACTGAGATTAGCAGATTAGAAGATGAGTATTCTGCTGAGTTATCTGAAGCAACTGAAACATTCAAAAACGATTTAACAAACAAAGTTGACAATTACTTAAACTATGTTGTTGAACAATGGATGTCAGAAAACGAACTTGCTATTGAAAAAGGTATCAAGGGAGAAATTGCTGAAGACTTTATTGGTGGTTTAAAACAATTATTTGAAGACCATTACATTGATATACCAGATGAAAAGTATGACGTACTTGAAGCTAAAGAAAACGAAGTTGAAGAGCTGAAAGCTAAGTTAAACGAAACAACTGAGAAATCAATGGAAATGAAAAAACAAATTAACGAATTTTCAAAAGATGAAATTTTAGACGAAGTAACTTCAGGTCTTGCAGACACGGAAGTTGAGAAACTAAAATCATTAATTGAAGATGTTAGTTACGACGGTGCAGACGAGTATAAGAAAAAGTTAACTACTATTAAAGAAAGTTACTTTGGAAATGCTAAATCAGCACCTGCTGAAACGGTAAACGTTGACGCACAATCTAACTCCGAAGATGGTAACACAGTAACAGATATGTCTGATAGCATGTCTCGTTATACGGATGCAATCAGTAGGGTAAAAAGTAGAGATATCTACTAACAATTAAAAACTAAGGAGAGACTTAAATGTTTAATTCGCAAAACTTACAAGAGAAATGGTCTCCAGTTCTTAATCATGCGGACTTGCCAAAAATTGACAATCCGTACAAAAGAGCTGTGACATCAGTAATCTTGGAAAACCAAGAAAAAGCGGCGAAAGAAGACAAAGCATTCTTAGGTGAAATTGCAAACGTAACAGGTAGCGCAGTTGCTAACTGGGACCCTATTTTGATTTCACTTGTAAGAAGAGCAATGCCAAATCTTATTGCCTACGACATCTGTGGTGTACAACCAATGACTGGTCCAACTGGTCTTATCTTCGCTATGAAGAGCAGATTTACTTCTAACTCAGGAACTGAAGCTTTATTTAATGAAGCGGATTCAGATTTCTCTGGAACTGGAACACATTCAGCAACATTGAATCCTGGTTTAATGAACGACACAACAACATCCGTTACTGCTGGTACTGGTATTGCAACAGCGACTGCTGAAGCTTCATCATCATTTGCAGAAATGGCATTCTCAATTGAGAAATCAACTGTAACAGCTAAGACTAGACAGTTAAAAGCTGAGTACACAATGGAACTTGCACAAGACCTTAAAGCAATTCACGGCTTAGACGCTGAAACTGAACTTGCTAACATTCTTTCTGCTGAGATCCTTGCTGAAATCAATAGAGAAGTTGTAAGAACAATTTACGAAAAAGCTAAAAAAGGTGCTAACACTAATACAACTACATCTGGTACTTTTGATTTAGATACGGACTCTAACGGTAGATGGTCTGTTGAAAAATTCAAAGGACTAATGTTCCAAGTTGAAAGAGACGCTAACGTAATTGCACAAGAAACGAGAAGAGGAAGAGGTAACATTGTTATTTGTTCTTCAGACGTTGCTTCTGCTTTACAAATGGCGGGTATCTTAGATTACGCTCCTGCGTTAAACAACAGTTTAAATGTTGATGACACAGGTAACACTTTTGCTGGTACTCTAAACGGTAGATACAAAGTGTACATTGACCCTTATGCGTCAAACAACACAGCGGCACAATACTACACAGTAGGTTATAAAGGTACTTCACCTTATGACGCTGGTATGTTCTATTGTCCGTATGTACCTCTACAAATGGTTAGAGCAGTTGGTGAGAACACTTTCCAACCAAAAATTGGTTTCAAAACAAGATACGGTCTTGTAAGAAATCCATTTGCGGAAGCAAGTGCTCAAGCTTCTGACACAGGTACTGACCAAGCAAACATCTATTACAGAATGGTTAAAGTTACTAACCTAATGTAATATTACCTTTGCGGTGTAAATTATAAAGAGAGGGGAATTAATTTTCCCCTCTTTTTTTTTGGAATAAATAATCATATGAAAATACTAATACAATATCTCTGGATAACAATCATATCGCTTATCATATTAGTGTGTGCTATGATGATACCTACATCTAAGGATCCTTTACCTTTAGAAGAAAAAATGGATGAGATAAGAGAAAAAGAAAAAGTATTAACAGATACAGAAAAAGAATTAAAGAAATTATCAGACGATAAAGCGTGGGAAGAGGTAGATGAGACAACAACTATCATAACACCACTACCTAAACCAGGGACAGACATTAGGGGTTAGACTAAATAGTAATATGACAGATAGTACAATAACTACTAAACAACCAAGTGGTGCAGGTTTAGATTACGCTGATCCTACTAAGTTTAAATTTCAGATGGTAAAATTACCACTTGTAGAGTTTAATACAGTAGCAGCTCAAATACCAGATGTATCATTATCAGAATTAAATCAACCTACTCGTTTACAACAACTGAAAATACCAGGTAATGATATGACGTTTAGTGATTTAACAATTACTTTCTTAGTTGATGAAGAATTACAAAACTATAGAAAAGTACATGAGTGGATGGCAGCTTTAGCACAAGTTGATAGTGATGAGAAATTTCAAGCACTATTAGCAGAAGGACAAGATAGAATGCCAAACTCTCAAACAAGAGGCATACAAAGTGAACCAGGTAAATCTGGTTTAGCAACACCTGATGGTGCAATATACTCAGACGCAAAACTAGTACACTTAACAAATAGAAACATACCTAAAGTAGAGATATCATTTATAGATTGTTATCCTAAAGCTTTAAGTGCAATAGAATATAATCAAAACAATACAGATGTTGAATATATCACAGCACAGGTAACATTTGGTTATAAGTACCACGAGTATTCTACACCATTTTAATTAAAAACTTGCCAAATTGGCAAAAACGTGATATAATATTATGATGAAATATATAAATGAATTGAGATTTAAACTAGAAATATTGTGGATTGACCACCCACATAAAATTATGTTTAGTTTAGGTTTTATTATTGGAGCAATTTTACTATGAACTTAGAAGAACTACAAACACAAGCAGAAAAAGATTTAAAGATAGACGATACTGAACTAGATAGAGAAAGTTTAGCAACACCAATCTTACACGCCAAATACCTTAAACACTTTTCCACATACTCACTTATGTTAACAAAAGCAAAAAGTGAATACTCACAACTATACAAAAGCAAATGGTTGTTTTACTTAGGTAAAGCAGAACCAGAGGCATACAAAGATAATAACTTTGAATTAAAAGTATTACGACAAGATGTAGGTACATTTATTGACGCTGATACTGATATTATTAAACAGAAACAAAAAGTAGATTACTTAAACGTAGTAAACAGTTACCTAGAGAATATACTTAAACAAATATCTAATCGTGGTTTTCAGATAAAGAACGCAATAGATTGGAAAAAATTTACGGAAGGCGGAATATAATATGATTTTTTGCATTGGTAATGGCGAAAGTCGTAAAGACTTTGATTTAGAAACATTAAGACCACATGGTAAAATATATGGTGCTAACGGACTGTATAGAGATTTTACACCTGATATATTACTTGCAATGGATTATAATATATGCCATGAGATATATCGTAGTGGTTACGCATTTGAAAATATATGTTATCTAAGACAATGGTCAAAGAACCCAGCAACTGTATATGAAAACTTATTTAAGAGAGAAACAGTTGATAAGTTTATAGGTAAAGATATTGCAGAACCTAAATTAACTCATTTAGATGAACACGAATGGGAAGGTGAAAAGAAGAAATTTTTTGTTTGTTGGGCAAACAATAGAGACTTAATGGCAAAACTAAGAGAAGATAGAATAAAGAATGGTTGGAATGAAGATGATTTAAAACTATATCTATCTAAAGACCAAGAAGGTTATCTAATTACATGGACAAAGAGAAAAGACAAAGTACAAGGTCTTGGTAAGTATTACTATGAAAAGACTAATGCAGGTACTTTGATTGCTTTGATGGCGTCTGATAAAGATAGTAAGATATATCTAATAGGTTATGATTATTATAGTGAGACTGAACAAGTCAATAACATATACAAAGGTACAAAAGGTTATGTAGGTAAGAGTGCAAGTGCAATCAAACCTAAGAACTGGTTAGACCATACTGAAAAATTATGTAAGAAATATCCTCAACATGAATATGTACATGTAGGTAAACCTATTGATAAATTCAAAGACATACCAAACTTGACTAATATCTCATATGCAGAATTAAATGAGCGAATTAAAAATAACAAAGTTTAACGAATCCTATATTAAGTGTACAAGTGAAGATTTAGGACTGTTACAGTCTTTATCTGATTTTTTTACATTTCAAGTACCAGGTGCCAGCTTTATGCCGTCTGTAAGAGCAAGACGTTGGGACGGTAAAATAAGAATGTTTAGTAAAGCAACTGGTAAAATTTACTATGGGTTACTACCGTATATAAACGAATTTTGTCGCCGGAACGCACATACAATCACACACGAAGCACCTGAAACCATTGGTGTGAACCATCCTACCAATCTTTTTTCCAAGTATATTGATGGTTTATCTATACCTAACATCAAACCAAGAGAATATCAAATAGGAGCGGTTCAACATGCAATCAATAATAAACGTGCTGTATTAGTATCGCCAACTGCTTCAGGTAAGTCTCTAATCATCTATTGTATTATACGAATGATAAGAGAAAGTGATGGAAAAATATTATTAGTAGTACCAACTACATCACTAGTAGAACAAATGTATAAAGACTTTATATCATATGGGTATGACGCAGAAACAAATGTACAAAGAAAGTATTATGGTTATGAGATAGATGAAGATAAGAAGATAGTTGTATCTACATGGCAATCTCTGGCAACATTTGATAAGAAATACTTTGAACAGTTTGATTGTGTAATAGGTGATGAAGCACACTTATATAAATCAAAAGAATTACAAAAGATTATGGCAGCTTGCATTAATGCCAAGTTTAGAATAGGTACAACTGGTACACTAGATGATAGTAAAGTACACAAGTTAGTATTAGAAGGTCTCTTTGGACCTGTTCACTATGTTACAACTACAAAAGAATTAATAGATAAGAAACAATTAGCGGATTTAAAAATAGAATGTATTGTCTTAAAATATCCAAAAGAAGAATGTATGCAAATAAAAAATGCTAAGTTCCAAGACGAGATTGACTATATAGTAACACACGAAAGAAGAAATAAGTTTTTAACTAATCTGGCAATCGACCAAAAAGGTAATACTCTAGTTCTATTTCAGTATGTAGAAAAACATGGAAAACCTTTACATGACCAAATAAAGGCAAAAGCAAAAGACCGTAAAGTATTTTTTGTTTACGGCGGAACAGAAACAAATGATAGAGAAAGAATTAGAGCAATCACAGAAAAGTTGGACAACACGATTATTGTCGCTTCTTACGGGACGTATAGCACTGGTATCAATATTCGTAACTTACACAACATTATTTTTAGTAGCCCTACTAAATCACCTATAAGAGTTTTACAATCTATAGGTCGTGGTTTAAGATTAGGTGAGCAGAAAGATACTGCTAAAGTGTATGATATATCTGACGATTTTACTTATAAAGAAAAGAAGAACTTTACAATCCAGCACTTTTTGGAAAGGATAAATATTTACAATGAACAACAGTTTGATTATGATATACACACGGTGGACTTGATATGAGAACTCCAAAGAAAGGAAGTAAAGTGACTACTAACCCTAAAGAGACTATTAAGAAGATACCAACACCTAGAATAGTAAAGTTAAATTCAGGTGAACAACTTGTTGCCATAGTAATGGTACAAGATAACTCAGATTTTATAAGATTAGAAGAACCTTACATTATACAGTTACACCCACATGACTTTTTGGGAGACTATATGATGGAAGAAAAGATGACAATTAAACCTTGGTTATTCAAGTCTAAAGATAAAGTAATATCTATACATAAAAATAATATTTTATGTTTTGCAGTTCCTACAGATGATATTTCTGAGTATTATATGAATATTCGTAGTGGAAAACTAAGACAATCGCCTGAAGAAATAAAGAAACACAGAGCCGCTGCTTTTGGTAAATTGTTAGACCAATTGGGCGATGTTGAGTATGACGAGACACAAGACTACTTAATGGGTAAGAAGACAGTACACTAAGGTAACTCTAAGGTAATCTATCTCTGAAGGAGGCACATGCCTATTATATACCATTTTGTTCAAATTGTCAAGCGCTTAAACCAAAAAAAATGAAAATAATTTATTACTACAAAATCTAGTATAACAGCTTGACTTTTTTACTAGATTGTGATATAATAGGGTAATATTTTAAAAAGGAATATAATATGAAAAATACACAACCAATCAAGGTTCCTAAAAAGAAAGAGCATTATGTCTCTAATAAAGAATTTTTAGTTGCCATGAAAGAATATAAATTAAAGTGTATAGCGGCAGAAAAGAAAAAGAAACCTAGACCACCAATAACTGATTACATTGGTGAGTGTTTTCTAAAGATTGCTAATCATTTATCATATAGACCAAACTTCATTAATTACACTTATAAAGAAGATATGATATCTGATGGTATAGAAAATTGTTTACAATATGTTTCTAACTTTGATCCAACAAAATCAAATAATCCATTTGCTTACTTTACACAAATAATATACTACGCATTTATAAGAAGAATCCAAAAAGAAAAGAAACAAACAATTATTAAACAGAAACTAATAATGAAGTCTGGTTTAGATGAGTTAGTTTCACAAGAAGCAGATAATACAGAATATCAAAACGCATATGCTGACTTTTTAAGAAAGAATATGGTAGAGATAGCACCTGATAAACCAAAAGAAAAGAAACCAAGGAAGAAAAAAGTATCTAAACTAGAATACTTTATGCAATGAAAAATATTATAGTTGTGGGTGGTGGTAGTGCAGGCTGGATGTCAGCAGCTACACTCATTCGTACCTTTCCTGATAAAAATATAACTGTAATAGAAAGTCCAGATGTATCTACAGTTGGTGTAGGTGAAAGTACATTAGGTCATATCAATGGTTGGTTAAATTATCTCAACATTGAAGACAAAGACTTTATGCCTTACTGTGACGCTAGTTATAAGTTATCAATTAAATTTACAGACTTCTATAAAAAAGGTGCAGGTTCATTTCATTACCCATTTGGCAGACCATATTATTGGGACGATAAAGAAAGAAACAAATGGTACTTTAGAAAACAATTATTAAATTTACCTAATAGTGATTATGCTGAGTGCATGTCACCCAATGTATTAATTTCTAATGCTAATAAAATAAGTGATATTAATGATATTTTACCTAACTACAATTTTAAAACAGATACCGCTTATCATTTTGACGCCACTAAATTTGGTTTATGGTTAAAAGAACATTATTGTTTACCAAGAGGTGTGAAACATGTATTAGAAAATGTAAATCTTGTACAACAAAATGATAATGGTGTATCACATATCAATTCACATGAATGTGATTTAGTCATAGACTGTACAGGTTTTAAATCTATGATATTAAATAAAGTTGGTGGTGATTTTATATCTTACAATGATATATTACCTAATGATAGTGCATGGGCAACAAGAATGCCATACACAAACAAAGAACAACAACTAGAACCATATACAAATTGTACGGCGATAGATAATGGTTGGGTGTGGAATATACCTAGTTGGGAAAGAATTGGTACTGGTTATGTTTATTCAAGTAAATATATCAATGATGATGACGCATTAATACAATTTAAACAATACTTAGGTAGAGACGATTTAGAATTTAAAAACATCCGTATGAGAGTTGGCAGACAAAAAGAAATGTGGATAAAAAATGTATGTTCAATTGGTTTATCTGCCGGATTTATAGAACCATTAGAGAGCACAGGTCTTTTACAAACACATACGTTTATAATGAAACTAGTATCTAATTTAGAACGAGGTGATTTTTCACAATGGGATAGAGACACACACAACTTAGAGTGTAATAGTATTTTTGATGAGTATGTTACATTTGTTGCCATGCATTATGCCTTATCATTAAGAGACGATACACCATATTGGCAAGATGTAAGAAAAAGAAGTTTGGTACATTTAAAAGAAGTACAATCTTTAATGAATGCCAAAATGCAAGATTACTATTTTAACCCATTAGGTGGTATGCATTATATAGCAACAGGTTTAAATTGGCAGGCAGTATCATTATTAGATGTAGAACAATTATTGTATGACCCGGATACAAAAGAGATAAACGAAGAATGGACAAATCATTTAGAACAAAACAAACAAGATTGGCAAAAAATAGTAAATACTATGCCATCTTTATATCAATATTTAAAAGACAACATATATGAAAATCGCCCTAGTTAACGACACACATTTTGGATGTCGTAATGACAATCCAAATTACCATGAATACATGTATAAGTTTTGGCAAAAACAATTCTTTCCATACTTAGAACAAAACGATATCAAAACAATTATTCATTTAGGTGATATATTAGATAGACGTAAGTATGTAAACTTTAAAACACTTACTGATTTTAATAATAAGATAGTAAGTCAATTTAAGAAATATGATACACACTTTATAGTAGGTAACCATGATACCTATTACAAGAACACAAATGAAGTAAACGCACCTAAAGAATTGTTAAGTCAGTTTAAAGTTTATTCAGACCCACAAAAGATTACAATTGCAGGACATGATATATTGATTATACCATGGGTAACACCTGAAAACTACGATAGAACTAAAATGATGTTAGAACAAGAAACAGCAGACATTGTTATGGGTCATTTAGAGATTAAAGGTTTTGAAATGCATACTGGACATCATTCAGATGTAGGTGTAGAAAAAGAAATGTTTAAAAGATTTGAAACAGTATTATCTGGTCACTTTCATAAGAAATCAGATGATGGTCATATATTTTACCTTGGTTGTCAATATGAAATGACTTGGTCAGATTATAAATGTCCTAAACACTTTCACATTTACGATACAGAAACAAGAGAACTTACACCAATACGAAACCCTTTAACAATACATCATAAAATATATTACAATGATGAAACTACAGATTATAAGAACTTTGATTTTAATGAATGTAATAACAAATACATTAAACTTATAGTAGAAAAGAAATCAGACTACTTTATGTTTGATAAATTTGTTGATGATATTTACCAAAAGTCTAATGTATATGATTTAAAAATTATAGAAGATTATTCAGACTTAGACGCTTCAACAGTAAATGATGATATAGTTGAAAAGACGGAAGATACACCAACTTTACTTGATACCTATATAGAACAAACAGATACGAATTTAAATAAAGATAGATTAAAAACCTTAATGAAAAGTTTATATACGGAGGCATTTGACTATGAGTAATTACGACCACAAATATGAATATAAAAATATGTACTTTGGTCCTTACATCTATCATTGTAAATTAGACCCACAATTTTGTAAAGATTTATTAGAACAAGGTGATAAAACTACAGATAGATATTTACAAGAAGACGGTACATATACTAATCAAATTATTAAAGATAGTTTAGCAGGTGATTTAAAAACAGGACATGAAAGACAATTTGATGGCAAACAACAAAGATGGTTTAATAAAAGTTTAAAAGATGTGTTTACACATTATACAAAAGAACGTATGAACTTTCATAACTATATTTTTGTACCAGATTATGTAATAGAGAACGTATGGATTAATTATCAACATGCCAATGAATATCAACCTGAACATACACATTCTGGTGACTTTAGTTGGGTAATCTATTTACAGATACCAGAGGGCATGAAAGCAGAAAGAGAAAATTATAAAAAGAAAGGTCCTGGTCCTGGTTGTATTGCATTTAGTTATGGCGAGACAAGTGGCAATCCAGATGTAACTTTTCCTTGGGTAACAAATATTCACATGGGAGTACCTGAAGCAAATGAAATGTATATCTTTCCGTCTCAGTTAAAACATGCTGTGCCACCATTTAAGTGTGATGGTGTAAGAATATCAGTAAGTGGTAATGGTGCGTTTCAAAGACCAGATAGTAAACTATATGTTATGGGAGAAAAAAGATACGAAGTATGATAGTATTTGAAAAGATTAAATGGAAGAACTTTCTTTCAACAGGACAACAAGGTATAGAAATAGATTTAAACAAAGACGAAACAACACTTATTATAGGTCATAACGGTGCAGGTAAGTCAACTATACTTGACGCATTGTGTTTTGCTTTATTTAATAAAGCTTTTAGAGATATAAAGAAAGAACAATTAATTAACAGTATTAACTTAGGTGGTACTGAGATAGAAGTAAACTTTACCATTGCACAAAACAAGTATAGAGTAGTACGAGGTATTAAACCTAATATATTTCAGATATACTTAAATGGTGAAATGATAAACCAAGAAGCAACTATAGCTGACCAACAAAAACATTTAGAGAATAATATACTTAAATTTAACTATAGAAGTTTTACTCAGGTAGTAATCTTAGGTAGTAGTACATTTGTTCCTTTTATGGAATTGAAGTCACCACATAGACGAGAGGTAGTAGAAGACATTTTAGATATTAAGATATTTTCAGTAATGAATATGTTAGTTAAAATGCAAATCAAAGAAGTTACTGAACAGATAAGAGATATTGATAGAGATATACAAATAACAAAGAGTAAGGTAGAAACTCAACAACAATATTTACAAGATACAGGTAAACAGAATATAAAAGTTATAGATGATTATAATTCTAAGATAGAAGATAATAAACAAGCAATAGACAAGTATTCAACACATGTTGATGGTATCAATAAACAGATAACAAATATTAAAACAACAATACTAGATGAAGATAAGGTAAGACAACAAGTTAAGAAACTGAATAGTTTTGAAACACAATTTGAAAGTAAAGTAAATCAATGTACAAAACATAAGAAGTTTTATGAACTCAATGATAACTGTCCTACTTGTCAACAAAGTATTGACCCACAATTTAAATCAGAAAAGATTGCTGATGAAAACAAATCACTTATTAAATTTAATCAGGCATTAGCAGATGTTGCCAAAGAGATTACAACTAAACAAAATAGATTACAAGTAATTGCTAGTGTACACGAAGAAATAAAAGTATTAGAGATTGATAGTGTTAAGTATGAACAATCAAAAAATGAGTTACACAATATTAACACAAAACTGGCACATAATATTGAACAGTTATCACAACAAAGTGAAGACACAGGTAAAGCAAAAGGTAAGTTAGAAGAATTAGAAAATCAATTACAAGAATATGAAAATTCAATAAGAACTAAAAAAGAAGAAACTGATTACCTACAAGCGGCAAGAGTAATGTTAGCAGATACAGGTATCAAAACAAAAGTTATTAAACAATACTTGCCTATTATGAACCAGTTAATTAACAAGTATCTTGCTAGTATGGATTTCTTTGTTAACTTTAAATTAGATGATGAGTTTAAAGAAATAATAAGAAGTAGATTTAGAGACGATTTTAGTTATACAAGTTTTAGTGAAGGTGAGAAGATGAGAATAAATCTTGCATTGTTATTTACATGGCGTGCTATTGCTAAAATGAAAAACAGTATATCAACAAATCTATTATTACTAGATGAAATATTTGATAGTAGTTTAGACGGACAAGGCACAGACGATTTCTTAAAGATACTAAACACACTAGAAGGTGAGAATGTTTTTATTATATCTCACAAGACAGATATTATGGCAGACAAATTTAAACAACAAATAAGGTTTGAGAAAGATAAGAACTTTACAAGGATAGTAGAATGAAAATAACAATTGCTAGATTAAGAAGTGGAACAAATTACAAAGAACCGTTATTAGATATTATGGATTCTTTTTATGAGTTATATAAAAAATATCAAATACAAAGACCACAACATCAATATGGATATTACAACTTTGGTTTTGGTTTTGCAAACAGACAAAAAATGGATGATATTAAAGATAGTGATGTTATTCTAATACCAAGTGAGAATGAGTTTACATTCCATATCAAAAATTTTCAGGACAATAGACAAGTATTTCGTAGTAACGAAAAGGTACAAGAGATAGGTGCCATGTTGGCAGACAAACATATTATTATAATGAGAAGTGATAGAGCAGATAATGAAGAACTATACAGAAACAAAACATTTAAAGGATTTGATATAGGTAAGGTAAGTATATTAGATGAAATAGATATTGAAGGTGGCATACATGCTATGAAGTATCATTTTATCACAGACGCAATACCACCTAAACTAGAAGAAGGTACAAGAGCATATGATTTTGTATATTGGGGTACAGACAAAAGAAAGACGGCAGATAATGTTGATAGTGGAGATATAAGACACACTTTCTTTAAACAAATATACAAAGAGAAAAAAATTAGTGCATACTGGATTGGTAAGTTTTCAGGTGTACAAAGAGATAAGAAAATAGATAAGATGAGAAATCTATTACCACACTTAACAAATGGTAAAACAACAATGTGTTTTAACTGGATGAGTGAGACAGCAACAACAAGTAGATACCACGAAGCATTAGCATGTGGCATAATACCATTTGTTCATATGAAATATGACGTAAACAATACAATAGTTGGAAACGAATGGCAAAGGGTAACAGATGTAGAACATTTATATTCTAAAATTGAAGAAATGAGAACAAATAATAGCTGGCAAGAAAAGTATAATGAGATATTAGAAGACTATAAACGAAGAACATTGAAGTCAAAAGAGTGGTATTACAACGCTTTTCAATCAAGGCTTGACAATTTGATTAATTTGTGATAGGATATAGACTATATTATGGCAGAAAAAATTATAGACCCTTTATTAGAAAAGCAATGGGAGACCTTTCAACAAGAAAACCCTACACCTTACGAACATATAGATACAAACGAACTTAAAGAACGTTTAATTACTGAACTAGGTTATGTGTCTGGTATGACGGTAGAAGAATATACGTTATATCAAAAATGGTGTGAAGTTAAAAACAAGTATCCTGCTCAGACAGTAAACACTTTATTTGGCGAAGAAAGTCAATTAGTAGATTTATCAAAAGACAAACTATTAACTCATGTAAAGAACAATATATGGTCACCTCAGGATCCTATGGATTTTGAGAAGTTACAACCAGAACTAATCTATACAAAAGATAGTCCAGAATTACCACAATTGTGGAACGCAATAAGAACATTTGCCTCTACAATGAAAAACAATAACAATATAGGTCGTAATCTAAACTTTATAGTAAGAGATAAACCAACAAAGAAATATCTAGGTGTCATTTGTATATCAAGTGACTTTTTAGATTTAACACCTAGAGATAGTTACATAGGTTGGGATAGAGAACGTAAAACTAAAAAGATGATTAATCACACGGCGATAGGTAGTACGATTGTGCCACTACAACCACTAGGTTATAATTACACAGGTGGTAAGTTACTTGCGTTGATGTGTTTATCAGATAAAGTACAAGAGACATGGAAAAAAGAATATGGCGATACAATGGTTGGTGTTACAACTACAAGTTTATATGGTAGTTTTAGTCAATATCAAAATTTAAGACATTGGAAGAAAAGAGGTCATAGTGCAGGTAGTGTATCATACGAAGCAACAAAACCTACTATTCAAATGTTAAGAAAGTGGATTATGGAAAATCACACCAGAAAATACTTTGAATGGTATAGTGCTACAAAACCTACAGGTCAACCATATAAGAGAGACCACAGAAATAGAAGTCATACATTTGCATATAGTAAACTAGGTATACCAAAAGAGTTAACAAAGTCAGACCACAGTAGAGGTATCTATTTTTCCACACTATATGATAATACAAGAGAATTTTTACGAGAAGAAATACCTGAAGATAAACTAGTCAAAAGTTTTGAGAGTAGCGTTGACGCATTATCAGAATTATGGCGAGAACGTTATGCTAGAAAGCGTATTAAATCATTGATTGACCAAACAAGGACAAACATGGAGACGCTTTACTATGATGACTTGATACATTTAACATGGGAAGAAACCAAGGAAAAGTATCTAAAACAGGTAGGAAGATAAGAACAAAACAAGAACATAGGCTGTGCGATATGACGCACCAGCAATAAATCGTTGATTTATAAAGGTTCTTTTTTTGTATTTTATGCCAATATATGTTGACTTTTTAACCAAATTGGTATAGGATATACAGTATATTATGAAAACGAGGTCAAATATGAATACTATTTCAAAAGAGCAAAAATCAAATCTTGCTAAATTACTTGCAACAGAAAATCTAAATGTAGAACACCGTAAAGTTAAGACAGCACACTTTGTACCTAAGACTAGAACTTTATGTCTTCCAATATGGGACAATATGTCTAATGACCTTTATGACTTATTATGTGGACACGAAGTTGGTCACGCATTATGGACTCCTGCTGATGAGACAAAATTAAACGAAGCAAAAAAGAAATACAATATTCCTCATTCTTACATGAATGTTATTGAAGATATCAGAATTGATAAGAAGATGAAATTAAAATACCCTGGTCTTAGAAAATCATACTTTAACGGTTACAAAGAATTAGTTGCTAGAGACTTTTTTGGTAAGATTGGTGACGAAGCAAACAATATGAGATTTATTGATAGACTTAATGTGTTTACAAAATCTGGTCACTTAGAAAATACTATTGAGTTTAATGACCAAGAAAAATCATTTATTGAAAAATCAAATCACTTAGAAACTTTTGATGATGTAATTGACCTTGCAAAACAAATATTCAAATATTCTGGTGAAGAAAATTACGATAAAGAAAAAGACCCTTTATATCAACAGTTAAAAGAAATAGAACAAGATAAACTTGACCAAGATGAATTAGATAATCAATCAGAGCAATCTGATAGTTCAGATAGTCAGGATCCAGGTGACCAAGAACAAGAACAATCTGGTGGCGATAAAGAAGAAGATAAACAAGAAGACAATACTTCTGGTAGTTCACAAGGTAATGAAGACAAACCTGAAAACGATAATAAACAAAAAGTAGATGGTGACAAAGGTCACATGGGTGGTCATAATCCAGATTATCAACCTGAAAAAATTACTCCTTCAAAAAGTGACGGTTCATTAACTGATGAAGTATTTAATGAAGCAATGAAGTCTTTATCAAATATGTCTGAGAATACTAGAGACCGTATGTATGTTACATTACCAAGTCTTAATGAGGATGACGTTATTGTATCTACAAAACAAATTGCTAAGATATACAAAGATTACTATGTAAAATATCAATCAACTCCTAGATTGTTAGCAAATAGTGTGAATAGATTTAAAGAGTGGAAGAAATCACAATCTGGTACAATCTCTTATATGGCAAAAGAGTTTGAAATGAAAAAAGCGGCAGATAATTATAAAAAGTCTATGACAAGTAAAACTGGTATTATCAATATGAATAAAATTCACTCATATAAATTCAATGATGATATATTCAAAAAAATTCAAGTAGAACCAGGTGCCAAAAATCATGGTATGATTATGTTTATAGATTGGTCTGGATCCATGTCTCAAAATATTGATGACACAATCAAACAAACTTTAAACTTAGTAATGTTTTGTAAAGCAGTTCAAATACCTTTTAGAGTATTTGCTTTTTCAGATATTACTAGAGCTGCGTTCTATAAAAAAGACGCTGATGATGATTATGGTTATTCAAGTAGAGCAACAAGAGATATTAATAACAATCCTTTTAAACATAAACACGGTGACTTGTTTATTGAAAACGTAAACTTAATTGAGTGGTTATCAAGTGACCAAAAAACTCCTGAGTATAATGAGAATATGTTAAACTTATATAGATTTGGTGAGTATCATACTCAATATTATAATCATAGAAGAAATTATGACAGTTATGAAGAACCAATTGATATACCTAGTTGTATGAGACTTGGCGGTACTCCTTTGGATCCTGCTGTAGTTGCTTCTATAACTATTGTTAAAAACTTTATTGCTAAACATAAGATACAAAAAATGAATACAATCTTTTTAACTGATGGTTGTGGTCATTCAATGTATAATACTGTTGTTGAAGTAGATGGCAAGTTAGAATTAGATTATGGTGCTGAAAGAGCAGATTTAGTTATTAAAAATTCAATTACTAGAAAAAACTATCCTTATGAAAGTCATAGATTTACAAAATCAACTGCTGTTATATTTGATATGTTAAGACATGCTACTGGTACTAACGTTGTAGGTTTCTATGTTACAAGTAGAAATAATGCTAGTTACTATGATATATCAAATTTCTTACCAGAAGGTGCCGGTTATAATGGTGTTGACGCTGTAAGAAAACAAATGCGTAAAGATAAAGTTGGTACTATTGTTGGTAATGGTTATGATGAATTGTTTATCATTCCAAAAAAGAATTTAAAGATAGTTGACGAAGAAGCGAAGATTGATCCAGATATGTCAATTGCTAAAATGAAATCAGAATTTGGTAAGACTTTAAAAACTAAAAAGATATCCAGAGTTTTACTGAATAAATTTGTGGAAAGAGTTGCCTAAATGAAAAAAATGACTAAGTGCGACATGTTGACACAGCAATTAATTTGGAAAGCGTTGAAATATAAAGGTTTTTTATTTGAAATAACGCTTGACTTTAACAACAAAGTGTGATAGGATATAGTTATATTATGAAAAAAAGTGAAAGGACTACAATTATGTTAAACGAGAAACAAAAAAAGTTTGTTGACCTTGCGGTTAAAGAACTTGGTACTGATACAGTAACAAGAAAGCAAGTACAAGAAATTGAAACAAAATTTAACCTTACTGGTAACAGTTGGTTAGTAAATTCAGGAGATTACAAAGTGGGCAGAGGCGTATATAAATTACCTACTGACGGTGTTGTAAACCCTAGTAAGAATATCAAACAGAAATTGCCTAAGACTAAAGCAGTTGCTGAGACAGTTACTTTAAAAGAGACTGCTCAAAATACTGAGAGTTTAGTTCCTAATAAAGAGGCAACTTTCGTATCATTTGGTAATTACAAAGATATTAAGAATATTGTAAAATCTAAAATATTCTATCCTACATTTATCACAGGTCTTTCTGGTAACGGTAAGACTTTAGGTGTTACTCAAGCGTGTGCTGAGTTAAAAAGAGAATTAATTAGAGTTAACATAACTGTTGAAACGGACGAAGATGATTTACTTGGTGGTTTCAGACTAGTTGACGGTGCTACAGTATGGCATGACGGTCCTGTTGTTGACGCTATGAAGCGTGGTGCTCTTCTATTGTTAGATGAGATTGACCTTGCTTCAAACAAAATTATGTGTTTGCAACCTATCTTAGAAGGTAACGGAGTGTTCCTTAAAAAGATTGGTAAATTTGTTGAACCTGCTGAAGGTTTCAACATTGTTGCTACTGCCAATACTAAGGGTAAAGGTAGTGAAGACGGAAGATTTATTGGTACTAATATACTCAATGAAGCATTCCTTGAAAGATTTCCTGTTACATTTGAACAAGAGTATCCTCCTGTAAAAGTAGAACAGAAAATTTTAGATAACGTTATGTCCGCTTATGCTTTAAAGGATCCTAAGTTTACTGAGAACCTTGTTAAATGGGCAGATGTTATTAGAAAAACTTTTTATGATGGCGGTGTTGATGAGATTATTGCTACTAGAAGACTAGTGCATATCATTAATGCTTTTGCTATCTTTAAGAATAAACTTAAAGCTGTTCAAGTTTGTGTAAACAGATTTGATGACGATACTAAAAACAGTTTCTTAGATTTATATTCTAAAGTTGACGCTGGTGTTAACATGGAAGATATATCTGGAAATGCGAATGATGTTGACGCAATAAACATGGAAGAGGAAACTCCAAGTGTTTAATAAAAACATTCATAATGTAGACCTCGTATCCGTGGGCAGCAATGTCCACGGATTTAAAACAAGCGGGTGTGGTATAGAAGTATTACGCCAGTTTACCAAACTGGAAATGCAGGAGCGTTACCTGCCATCCGCTCCAATAAAAGGAACATTATGTCAATAACTGTTGTAGTAAAAAACAATAATGTTGAAAAAGCAATCAGACAGCTTAAGAAAAAACTTATGAGAGAAGGTGTAGTGAGAGAGTTGAAGACAAGACAATACTATGAAAAACCATCAGAAAAAAAACTCAGATTAAAAAAGGAAAACATTAAGCGTGTCCTGAAAAACAAAAAAATAAGGGAAAGGGAACAATAAGATGTTAAACTTTATAAAAGATTTCATTAGCGATAGTGAAAAGACGACCAAGACAAACAAGAAAACGAAAGGAAAAGTTGTTATGGGAAGAGCTAAAATAGCGAATAGCACTAAATTTCTTAACTCAATGTTAAGAGGTGCAAGTGTGTCATGGACTGACGCACAAAATAAATTTAACTTAAAGAGACCAAGAGCGGTTGTTGATAAGTTAAGAGAAGAAGGATATTGTGTATATATCAATAAATCTTCTAATGGTACTAGTTACAGAATTGGTACACCTTCAAAAGCGATTGTAGCCGCTGGCTTAATGGCGCTTGAGGGACAAGCATACGCATAAATAGTTTATCTAGGTAGCTCGTAAATCCTAGGTAAGTCTTGCCTCTCGTAAATGCAAGACATTGAGTTTGGCAGTATCTCTTTAAAAACTGCCACTTGAAATATGAAATTTAATGATTATATAAATACTTACGAAGCATGCCATAAGGGTGTTTCAATTTATATAAAAAAATAACTTTGCTTTAACAAAAGGAGGTTCAAATGACCAATTACAAAGCACTATCTATTTTTAATTCACTTAAACCATTTACTGTAGGGTATGATGATTTATTTTCGCATTTTGACGAAATGACAACTCATCTTCCTCACTTGACAGCAAATAATTTCCCACCATACAATATTGTTAAACATGACAGTAACAAGTATGATGTTGAAATGGCATTAGCAGGATATAGTAAAGATGATGTTATAGTTGAATACGAAAACAATCAATTAACAATTAAATCAAAACCATATCCTAAAGACGAAGAAAAGGAAGATACAGAAACAATACACAAAGGTATTGCTAAAAGATATTTCTCTAAAGTCTTTACGATTGCTGATGACGTTGAAGTCAAAGGTGCAGAACTAAAAGATGGTTTGCTTAAAGTAGGTTTAGAACGAATTGTTCCAGACCACAAGAAAGCAAAAACTTTTGAGATTAAGTAAATAGATGGGGCGGCTTAATCGCCGCCCTTTAATTAATTTCAGGCTTGACAAAAGTATGATTTTATGATAGAATGTATATTATGAACTATAAATTTAAAGAAAAAATTATCTTAGATGATGTGATGAATTATATTGATAACACTTACGGTGGTCATTATGCACAAAGTCAAAGACAATCTACGGAAAACATTATTGACCAAGGACATGGTGATGGTTTCTGTATGGGTAATATTATGAAATATACCCAAAGATATGGCAAAAAAGAAGGCAAGAATAAGGCAGACCTTATGAAAGTTATTCATTATGCCATAATACAATTGTCCCAAGACCACTACAAAGAAGAAGAACGTCCTCTTGGTAGTGTGATGTCTGAAAAACTTAATAATAACTAAGGAGAATATATAATGCAATTAAGTGAAAGTACAAAAGAGATACTTAAAAACTTTTCTGAGATTAATCCAAACTTGATGATTAAACCAGGTAAACAATTAAAGACTATCTCTACAATGAAGAATATCCTTGCTACAGCAAATGTAAGTGAAGATTTTCCACAAGATATCGCCATCTATGACTTGAATGAGTTTTTAGGTGTAATGTCTTTATTTACAAAACCACAGTTTGCCTTTGATGACAAATCGTTATCTATTGGTGAAGAAGGTACATCAACAAAGTCAAAATATTACTTTGCTGATCCTTCAATCTTAACTGTTCCACAAAAAGATGTAAAAATGCCTGACGCAGAGGTACAGTTTACTCTAACTGAAACAGATTTAACTAAAGTGAAGAAAGCGGCGTCAATGTTACAATTGCCAGATATCGCTATTACTTCTAAAGGTAGTGATATCACATTATCAGCAATTGATAAAAAGAATGATACTGCTAATAACTTTAGTATTAAAGTTGGTGAAACAAACTCTAAATTTGAGTTTCATTTTAAAACAGAACATTTAAAAATGTTACCTGGTGATTACAATGTATCTATCTCATCAAAATTAATTAGTAATTTTAAACACAAATCAAAACCAATTCAATACTGGATTGCTTTAGAAAACACAAGTAAATTTACTGGCTAATTAGATGAGGATTATATTATGGAAAACTTTTTATGGGTCGAACAATATCGACCAAGTAAGATTGATGAATGTATCTTACCTACAGAAATTAAGAATACATTTAAACAGATAGTAAAACAAGGAGAAATACCTAACTTATTATTATCTGGTACAGCAGGTACAGGTAAAACTACAATTGCGAAAGCATTATGTAACGAACTTGATTGTGATGTAATGATGATTAATGGTTCAGACGAAGGTCGTTCCATTGACATTGTAAGAAATCAAATCAAGTCATTTGCCAGTACGGTTTCATTAAACGAAAGCAATAAACCAAAAGTAGTTATTGTTGACGAAGCAGACTATATGAATGCTGAGTCCGTGCAACCTGCATTAAGAAACTTTATAGAAACATTTAGTAATAACTGTAGATTTATTTTTACATGTAACTATAAAAACAAAATCATACCTGCTATCCACAGTAGATGTACTGTTATCAATTTTTCTGTTCAGAAAAAAGATAAAGAAAAGTTAGCAGGTTTATTTCACAAACGATTATCCACAATACTAGAACAAGAAAACATTGAGTTTGATCCTAAAGTATTGGCAGAATTAATTATAAAATTCTATCCAGACTTTAGAAGAACTATCAATGAATTACAACGTTATAGTGTAAGTGGTAAAATAGACACAGGAATACTTGTAAGTATTGCTGAAATGAATATCCAAGGTCTTAACAAAGCGTTATCTAATAAACACTTTGGTGACATGAGAAAATGGGTAGTAGATAACATTGACAAGGATCCTACTGGTCTATATAAAGAACTATATCAAAACTTCTATGAAGTATTAAAACCTGAAACAATACCTGCTATGATTATATTACTAGCAGAGTATCAGTATAAGAATGCTTTTGTAGCTGATCCTGAATTGAATATGGTCGCTTGCCTAACTGAAATAATGGGCGAGTGTAAATTCAAATGATAGGTTTAGGGTACTTAGACTATTGTCAAAAACGTATAGACGAAGGATTATCAACTCAACAAACTAAAAACAATAGTGGTTTTGAGGATCCAGGTAAAGAACGTTTTGTTGTTTACTTTGCACGAACTCATATTATAGACCATCAAACTGGTGTTGAAGCTAGAGGTTTACTTAAAATAGGTCGTGCCAAATTTGCAACAGCACTTCAAAGAAGTCGTAATCAACCTGGTTGTGATTTTCGTATCTATGCAGAAATAGTTTGTGAAACAAATAATCAAATAAAAAAACTAGAAAAGATAGTAGAAGAATTTTTAGTTGATAGACATGTTGAATTAACCCAAAATCAAAGAGAACTATATAATATAAAAGATGATGAAATAAGACCTACGATTGAGGCGATACTTAATCATGTGTATTATTTTGAACCTAAAGAGGTGTGTTATTATGGAATATAAATTAACAGATTACTTAACATCTATTAACTGGTCTAAAAAGAAGTTAATGGATACAGATGATAAAACATGGGAAAAGAAATACCCACCTTTTATTATAAACAAAGGTCTTTCATATTTTGTTGATACAGTTATGTTTGCTAATGAAATGAATAGACTACACCATGCCACAAAGCATATGCAATTTGCGTTTTTACTAAATACTATTAGACCTCAAAAAAGGTTTAGTAAGTGGATGAAGGCTAGTAAGTTAGCAAACCTAGAGCTGGTTAAGCAATATTACGGATATAGCAACAAAAAAGCACAAGTAGCACTCAATTTACTCACTAAAAAACAGGTTGAATATATTAAAGACAAACTACATAAAGGTGGGAAAAAATGAGTGAATTTGTAGAATGGAAACCAGAAAGTATGCTCGAGGTCAAACTCAAAGAGCCAGATGATTTCCTAAAAATTAGAGAGACGTTAACACGAATAGGTGTTGCAAGTAGAAAAGAACGTAAGATATTCCAATCTTGTCATATATTACATAAACAAGGTAGATATTTTATTGTACACTTCAAAGAATTATTTGCTTTAGATGGTAAGAAAAGCAATATAATGACTAATGATATTGAACGAAGAAATACTATATCTCAATTATTAAGTGATTGGGGTTTAATTGAATTGGTTGGTACTATAACAGAAAAGGCACCATTATCACAAATTAAAGTTTTACCTTACAAGGATAAAAAAGAGTGGATATTGGAACCTAAGTATAACATTGGTAAGAAACCAGAACAAGAAGGAAAAGATAATGATAGAATGGAAAGCAAGAGAGCAGATACTCAAAGCGCTTAAGTCACATGCTCAAGGTCATATAGACAAGCATGTTGCTAATGTAGAAATACATATAAGAAATGCCACAGGTGTGGCAGAGCACAGCGACCATGTGGAAACAATTGAAAAAGAGTTGAAGCACATTGCTGAATATGATGACCAACTAGAAATGTTAAATAAGTATTTTAACTAAAAAGAGCTTGACTTTTTAAGTCAATTGTGATATAATATATTATTGTTTATGCGAGATTTTTATACTAATGTTTCACCTTACGGCGATGAATTACTTGTCCGTGGTTTTCAAAACGGAGAGAGATTTGAAGATAGACTACATTATGTACCTTCAATTTATCATCCTTACAAATCACCTGGCAAAACAAAGTACAAGTCACTAGACGGTACTCCACTTGTTGCTCGTAAATGTAAAACTGTCAAAGAAGCAAGAATGCTTATCAAACGGTATGAAGAGCATCCTAATTTTATATACGGGACAGATAGATGGCAATATCAATACATTGCTGACTATTATCAAGGTACAGTAGAATACGACAAAAGCAAATTACGAATTTATACAATAGATATTGAAGTAGAAAGTGAACATGGATTTCCTAATCCAGATGACGCTGACGAAAAAATGATTTGTATTACAATTAAAGACCAAATTAAAAAATCTATATTAGTTTGGGGTCTTGCTGATTATACAGTTAAACAAAAGAATGTTAATTATATTAAATGTAAAGATGAAAAAGATTTACTTAAAAACTTCTTAGGTTTCTGGAAACAATATACGCCAGATATTCTAACAGGTTGGAATAGTAAATACTTTGATGTACCTTATCTTATTAATAGAACTAAAAAAGTATTAGGCGAACACTCAATTAAAAGATATTCGCCATGGGATATTGTTGACGAAGACAAAGCATATCATAACGGTAGACAAGTTACATTTTTTAGATTGTTAGGTATTGCACAACTTGACTATCTACAACTCTATGCTAAATTTACAATTAAGAACCAAGAACGATATACACTTGACCATATTGCATTTGTAGAACTTGGCGAACAAAAAGATAAAAACCCATATGACACTTTTAAAGAATGGTATCAAAATGATATACAATCTTTTATTGATTATAATATTGTTGATGTAGAACTAGTTGATAAACTAGAAGATAGATTACAACTGATTGAGCTTGCAATCACTATGTCTTATAATGCAAAAGCAAACTTTGAAGATGTATTCTCACAAGTTAGAATGTGGGACACAATCATATTCAACGAATTATTAAAAGATGATATTATTGTACCAATGAGAAAGATTGGTAGTATTCAAGCAAAAGAACTTGTAGGTGCATATGTTAAGGATCCTAAAGTAGGTTTCCATGATTGGGTTGTATCGTTTGACTTGAACTCACTATATCCACATTTGATTATGCAATACAATATTAGTCCTGAAACTATACTACCAGAACAAAAAGATATATTGATTGATGACTTACTTGAAAAGAAAGTTGACACGTCTGACGGTAACTGTATTGCTGCCAATGGCACAATGTATAAACGAGACGTACAAGGTATGTTGCCACGAATTATACAAAAAGAATATAACGATAGAGTTATTTACAAAAAGAAAATGTTAGAAGCAGAACAAATGTATGCTAACACAAAAGATAAGAAGTATGAAAAACTGGCAAGAAAGTTTTATATCATACAACACTCTAAAAAAATATCCTTGAATAGTGCTTATGGTGCAATTGGTAACAAATACTTTAGATATTATGACCATAGACAAGCAGAAGCGATTACTATGTCTGGTCAATTAAACATTAAATGGATTGAAAAAAGATTAAACGAATACTTTAACAAGTTATATAATACAGATGATGATTATATCATTGCGTCTGATACAGATAGTGTGTACATCAATATGGCACCACTTGTTAAGATGACAGGTGCAACTGATAAAGATAAAATTGTAAAAGCATTAGACACATTTTGTAGTGAAAGACTAGAACCATATATTGCAAAAGTATATAAAGAACTTGGCGATTATATGAACGTTAGTGAAAACAAAATGGTTATGAAACGAGAGGCGATTGCTGATAGAGGTATCTGGACTGCCAAGAAAAGATATGTTCTAAATGTTCATAATTCTGAGGGTGTTCAATATTCTGAACCTAAACTTAAAATTATGGGCATTGAAGCAGTAAAAACTTCAACGCCATTACCTGTTAGAGAAAAGTTAAGAGAGAGTTTTAAAATATTAATGTCTGGTAATGAAACACAAATGAAAGACTTTGTAATAAAATTTAAACGTGACTTTGAACATATGACGCCAGAACAGATTGGTTTCCCTCGTAGTATTAACAACATAGAAAAATATTCTGACACAACATCTATATACAAGAAAGGTACACCAATGCATGTCAAAGGTGCATTGTTATATAATCACTTATTAAAAACTAATAAAGTGGCACATAAGTACCAACGAATATACAATGGCGATAAAGGTAAGTTTGTACATCTAAGAAAGAATATATGGAATGCAAATGTAATTACTTTCATTGCAGATTTGCCAAAAGAATTTGATATGCATAAAATTATAGATTATGATTTACAGTTTAATAAATCATTTATGGAACCATTACGATTTATACTTGAAGCAATCAAGTGGCGAGTTGACGCAAGCGAAACAAGTAACCTAGAGGATTTCTTTTGATATTAAATAACCAAGACGCTACATGGGCAATGAATTACTTTATAGAATACTTTGGTCAATATGAAAGAATAGACCAATATCTTAAAGAACAAAAATTAGAACAAGTTAAAAATTTTCCATTTCAATTACCTGGTATGGCAGACGAAGACGAGTTTTTTGCTAACTTTGAAATATCTCCTGAAGATATGAAATTTAGCGTGACGATACCTAATGGTCAAATATTTGATAGAATGTTAAACAAAACATCTAGTCATACTAACATGTCAAGTATACCTGGTAAGTCAATTAGATTATTAGTTACAGAAACAACTACAAATACTATTGTAGGTTTTATTAGACTTGGTAGTCCTGTGATTAATAGTAAACCACGAAATGTTTATCTTGGTAGACCTTTACAAACTACAGACATGGATGAAATGGGTAGATTTAACAATAGTGCCATTATGGGATTTGTAATTGTACCTACACAACCATTTGGTTATAATTATCTTGGTGGTAAACTATTAGCGGCGATATGCTGTAGTCATCATGTGAGAGATATACTAAATATGAAATATAACACTAACATATGTTTATTTGAAACAACAAGTTTATATGGTAGTAGTAAATCATCAAGTCAGTATGATGGTATGAAACCTTATTTAAGATTTAAAGGTTTGACAGATAGTCACTTCTTACCATTATTACATGGTGAAGCATTTAAGAAAATGAATGCCTGGTTTACAGAAAGAAACGGAGAACCTTTAGTTGACGCTGACGCAAGTAGTAGAAAACTAAAAATACAAACAAAGATGGTATCTATAATTAAGGAATCCTTAAAACAATATGACGCCAATCTATATGATAAGTTTAGTAAGTTTGTAAATAAAACTAGAGACTTAACTGAACAGAAAAGATTTTACATGTCTGATTACGGATATGAAAATGTACCACAATATCTTAAAAGAGAAACAGACGAACTTAAAAAAGGTATACATTACGATAAGTTTACATTAGAGAATACAATCAAATGGTGGCAAAAACTTGCTACTAAAAGATTTAATAAACTTAAACAAAACAATAACATAAGAAATGAACTTGAAATCTGGCATGATAAAGCAGAAATACAAATTATACGATAATTATTTACCTGAGAAAGATATAAAATGGTTAGAAGACCTTTTACTATCAGCAAACTTTCCTTATTACTATCAAAGTAGTATTACAAAGAATGATAGTGAGTTTATGTTATCACATAGTCTTATTACAGGATCCTATAGCAATAGTGATTGGGCAGAACCTATTGTATCTAAATTAATGGAAAAGATTCCACATGAACAAATTATCCGTGCTAAAGTTAACTTTTATCCTAGAACACATGAAATAGTAAAACATAACTTTCATACAGATAGAGATAACTTTCCAGTTAAAGCGGCATTATTTTATGTTAATAATAATGACGGATATACAAGTTTTGAAGATGATGGTTTTATATCATCTATCAGAAATAGAATGTTGCTTTTCAACGGAAAAGAAAGGCATAGAAGCACCACATGTACGAATGCTAATGCCAGAATAAACATTAATATTAATTATAATTAAGCTTGACTATTTGAAAGGAGTATGATATAATGGAACAAATAATGAAAAAAGCACAAGAACAAATGATAACAAATGAAGATTATCTTACAATGGTTAAGATAATACAAGCAACACTTCAAAGAGGTGCAATTAAACCTGAAGAAATGACAGCAGTAGGTCAATTGTATGAGAAGTTAAAATTTCATTTGCTTAAAGTAGAAAACGAACAAAAGGAGAAAACAGATGGCGGACTTTCTAAAACAAATAATTAAAGAAACTGGCAATGAATATGCGAGTGTAGTAAGTGAAGGTGTTGAAGCAGGTGATGTAGATAGTTTCATAGACACAGGTTCGTATATGTTTAATGCCTTACTATCAGGTAGTATTAATGGTGGTTTACCAAGTAATAAAATTACGGCGATTGCAGGTGAAAGTGCAACAGGTAAAACTTTCTTTGTACTAGGTATGGTAAAAGAATTTTTACAGAATAATAAAAATGCAGGTGTAATTTACTTTGAAAGTGAAAGTGCATTAACAAAAAAACTTATTGAAGATAGAGGTATTGATAGTGAACGCATGGTAATTATGCCTGTAACTACAGTACAAGAGTTTAGACATCAAGCATTAACAGTATTAGAAAAATACAATGAACAAGATGAAGCAGATAGACAACCATTGTTGTTAGTATTAGATAGTCTTGGTATGTTGTCAACAACAAAAGAAGTAGAAGACACAGCAGAGGGTAAAGAAACTAGAGATATGACTAGAGCACAAATACTTAAAGCTGCGTTTAGAGTATTAACATTAAAACTAGGTAGAACAAAAGTACCTATGATTATTACTAATCATACATATGACGTAGTTGGTGCATATATGCCAATGAAAGAAATGGGTGGCGGTTCAGGTTTGAAATATGCTGCTAGTACAATTGTATATCTATCTAAGAAAAAAGAAAAAGAAGGTACAGACGTAGTTGGTAATATCATACATTGTAAAACTCAAAAGTCCAGATTGTCAAAAGAAAACATGATGGTTGATGTAAGATTAAGATACGATACTGGTTTAGATAAACACTATGGTTTGGTTGACTTAGCAGTTAAACATGGTATATTCAAACAAGTATCTACAAGAATAGAACTACCAGACGGTACTAAACAATATGCGAAAAGCATATATGCTGATCCAGAAAAATATTTTACTAAAGATGTAATGAAACAATTAGACGAAGCTGCAGACAAAGAATATAGTTATGGAAACTCCTAATTATACATACATGGAAAATCCTAAAAGTGACCTTACAGGTTTTAGGATTACTGATGGTGTGTATAAAGACGTTGTTTATACTTATGGCAAAGTCCAACCTGTTGAAGAAAACGATAAGTTGAGATTAAAGTTTGAATATAACGTTGTAGAGAATCCAAGTGGTGTAGAAACGGAAGATAAAAATTTCATTAATGTCATTGGTGACATATTAACAATAGAGGTAGAAAAAGATGGTAACAGCAGAGAGAATAGAACGGACAGCGCTCAAAAATCTAATACATAACGAAGTATATACAAGAAAGGTATTACCTTTTATTAGACCAGAATACTTTGAAGACCGTAATGAGCGTATTGTTTTTTCTCAAATATTAAAGTTTGTTGAACAATACAACAAACAACCTACAAAAGAAACTCTACAAATAGATATTGGTAAACGTAAAGACTTAAACGAAAAAGAACACCAATCTATTGTAGATTTAATCTCTACACTTAATAAAGAAGACATTGACATTGATTGGTTAACAAATACTACAGAAAAGTTTTGTAAAGACCGTGCCATTCATAACGCAGTTATGGAAGGTATTCATATCTTAGATGGTAAGAATAAAAATCAAACACCAGAAGCAATACCCGAAATAATGAAAGACGCCCTTTCTGTGTCGTTTGATAAAAATGTTGGGCATGATTACTTGTCTGATATAGAAAAAAGATTTGATTATTACCATAAGAAAGAAAACAGAATACCTTTTGATTTAGATTTCTTTAACAAAGTTACAAAAGGTGGTTTACCAAATAAAACACTTAATGTTGCTCTTGCAGGTACGGGTGTTGGTAAAACTTTATTCATGTGTCATCAAGCTGCCGCTGCCTTATCTGATAATAAGAATGTATTGTATATCACAATGGAAATGGCAGAGGAAAGAATTGCTGAAAGAATAGACGCTAACTTATTAAATGTGTCTATGGAAGATTTACATATGTTAAATAAGAAAATGTTTAACGACAAGATTGTACAATTACAAGGCAAAACAACAGGTACAGTTATCATCAAAGAATATCCAACTGCTAGTGCAGGTGCAAATCATTATCGTGCATTAGTAAATGAATTGGCATTAAAGAAAAGTTTTAAACCAGATATTATATTCATAGACTATATTAATATTTGTGCTTCAAGTAGATTTAAAGCAGGCAGTAATGTAAACAGTTATACTTACATTAAAGCAATCGCTGAAGAATTAAGAGGATTGGCAGTAGAATTAAATGTGCCAATTGTAACGGCAACACAAACCACAAGAACTGGTTTTGTATCCACAGATGTAGGTTTAGAAGACACGTCTGAAAGTTTTGGTTTACCAGCAACAGCAGACTTTATGTTTGCGTTGATTAGTAGTGAAGAATTAGAAAAGGCAGGTCAAATGCTTGTCAAACAATTAAAGAACAGATATAACGATCCAACAATGAATAGAAAGTTTATTATTGGCGTTGATAGAAGTAGAATGAAATTGTTTGATATAGAACAAGCGGCACAAAATCTAATACAACCAGAGCAGAAGGAGAAATATGTCCAACACAACCCTACGAAGGAAGAAACACCGGAACAAAAATATAAAAAGTTCCAAGACTTCCAATACTAGTTATCACTTAGAAGTTAAATCTAAGAAGAAAGGTAACAAGATAGTATTTGAAGTATGGCAAACTGATAGAAACGGTAATATAGGCAGAATACAAACCTTTGCCTTTCGTAAAGACGCCAAACATCTAGCAGACTTTCACAATGAAAAACAACCTTGGAAAGTAAATGGTGGTCTTCCTAAGTTTTTCTACGACTAAATAGTAACATAACTATTATGGAGGCATTGATAAAATGTTAAGTTTTAATACATACTCAAACTTATCTGAAGCACGAAGTCGTGGTGAAGAAATGGAAGAACTGATTATTGCAGCTGTCAACAATCAGAAAGAACCTAAATCTAAGTTTGGTATACCTACAGGCGCAGGTAAAAATGTTGCCAAATTTCTCAAAGCAAAAGGTATTAGAGGTAAAGGACAAGTCCTTGGTGCAGATACTATTAATGTAACACCAGAATGGACTAGTTATTGGCCGGGTGGTTCAGTACCAGGTTCTACTAAAACACCTAAAACAGACTTCACAATAGGAAATAATAAAATCTCCCTTAAATCAGGTAGTGCTGCTCAGTTAATGAGTGGTGGTCGTAATGAGAGTATTGCAACTTTCTATACAGCATTAAAGAGTGTAGAAGGTATGCAGAAAAAAGTTGTTAACAAATTAACAGATATGTTTGAAGGATTGGCACCTGCTTCAGTTGCAGGTAGTGAATTGGGAAAAGAAATTAAAAAAGGTAAAGATAAGGCAGTTATGAAAGCAAACGCTGCTCATAAAGAATTAATGGGTGAACTCAAAGCTATCTTTGCAAAGAACAAAGTCTTTTCAAATGCTTTTGCTTATGAAGCAATGTCTGGTGATACCAAGTTTGGTAAAAAATCTCCAGGTAGTTGTACTCATTTTCTTACAGTATCATTTGATGGTAAGAAAGCACATTTAAAAAAAGTAAGTGATAAAGCATATGTACAGAAAATTGCTGACCAAATGAAAGTGTCAGTAAGGTTTAAATCATCATCACAAAAAGTTGGTGGTAAAAAGACAGGCAAATACAAGTATTGGTCTGCCGTAGGGTTAATAGTTGACAAACTGGAAGAAGAAATGAGACCTATTGAGGGACAATTATTACACGAAGGTGTATTAGATAAACTCAAAGATATCTATGGAAAAGTAAAAGACTTTATAGTTAACTTATTCAAAAAGATAATGGAATATATTTCAAAAGGTTTTAATAATCTAATTGATTTTTTAGATTTAGAACCACAAGTAGATGTTGACCCAACGGTAAGAACAGATGTATAACGATTTATTAGTAGAAGATAAAAACACACACCTAGAACATTTAGAAGATGATATCATCAATAATGGTTATGCAGGTGGAGAAAATGCAGTAAACTTTCTTAAAGCAACAGCAGACTTATTATCAGGTAATTCAACTAAGAGTGTAAACGTAACTGTTAAATGGGACGGTGCACCAGCAATAGTTTGTGGACCTAGTCCAGAAAATGGCAAATTCTTTGTAGGTACAAAATCAGTATTCAACAAAACACCTAAAATAAATTATACAGTACAAGATATTAAAAACAATCACACAGGTGAAGTTGCAAATATTTTACAAGATTGTTTAAGATACCTTTCTACACTAGGTCTTAAAGAGATATTACAAGGTGACTTATTGTATAGACAAGGTACAGTAAAGAAAACAACTTACAAATCATCAAGTGGTAAATCTGAACAGATGTTATCCTTTCAACCTAATACTATTGTTTATATGGTACCAGAAGCGTCTGGTTTAGGTCGTAAAATTAATTCAAGTAAATTAGGTATTATATTCCACACAACTTATAAAGGGTCTAGTTTTGATAAGTTAAGTGCCAAGTTTGGTGCTAATGTATCAAAACTAAGAAGAAGTCCAAGTGTCTTCTTTGATGACGCAAGTTATAAAGATGTATCTGGTGTTGCCACAATGACAATTGGCGAAATGCAATCTTTTCAAAAGATATTAAACATGGCAGGTGGGTCATTAAAAAAATCAAAAGAATTATTAAACAAAATTAAAACGGAAACAAATACACTATCAGTAGGTGTACAATTAAAAACATATCTAAACAGTTTTATTAGAGCTGCAACTGATTTACCTAGTACAAAAGAAACAGCAAATAAATTTAGAAAGTTTTTTTTAGATAGAACACAAAAAGAAATTGATAGTAAGAAAACTGATAAAGGTAAAGAGAAATATATTATAGTGCAAAAAGAAGGACTTAAATTTATTGATAGTCAAAACGAAAAGATATATTTTGCATGTGCTACATATAAGACTTTACAGAGAGCAAAACAAGTTTTAATAGATAAGTTAAACAAAGCAAAATCAATAGGAACATATAAGACAACACCAAAAGGATTACAAGTAACTAATCCAGAAGGTTATGTTGCTGTTGACAAATCAGGCAAAGCAGTTAAGTTAGTTGATAGATTAGAGTTTAGTGTACAAAACTTTACTGCTGCTAAAAATTGGGATAAAAAATAATGGCTAAAAAAGGACTCTGGTATTATATGAACAAGAGACGAAAAGAGGGTAAACCTAAACGTAAACCAGGCGAAAAAGGTTATCCAGGTGCAGGTGCATTTGATAGAGCAAATAACGAAGACGCTCAAACTCTTGCTATGAAAGACAAAGACGCATACAAAAAAGATAATCTATTAGGCACACCTGAATTAACAAACAAATATAAAAAAGATACACCAGGACAAAAGGTGGAAGGTTTTAAAGAATTTATAATGAAATATTTAGAACAGGCACCTAATACTGCTGACGCAATGAAAAGACACAAAGCAGGTAAAGCAGGTTTTACAGATAAAGCACATTTGAAAGCAAAAGGTTTAATACCTCGTTCAGATGGAGAAAAAAGAAAGAGTGATAAGTACAAATAATGATTACGTTTAAAGAA